TTGTGTTGCTAGCGGCGGCGACACTGGCAGATGTCCAGCCAAACTTTCTTTTGTTAGTGAACCCGTGCATGTAATACGAACCGAAGTCACTTTGACTCACAAAATTATATGCGTTCTTTGTGCCGCCGGTGCTGGAGGATATCCTGAATGTTGCTGGTGCGTATCCAAACACACCGTTAGTGCTGGCTAATGAACGGGTTACCCATGTGTACTGTTTCGATGACCGGGGGATCGGATGCTTAACGTAGAAATTGTCATAGATGGTCCTGTCGGTGCAGGTGGTGGTTGTGGTGGCTCCGGTTATCACCGAGGCGCAGCCTGCCAATACTGACGCATGACCAGCGCCGCCTGTTAATTCAAATGCGGGGTTAGTGCCACCGTTAACTGCCAACGGCAAATATGTTTTGGTACCCGTGAAACCGACGACGCGGTTGCCTATACCATATGTACCGGCATTAGCTGTTCGGATGTCGGTCTTCTCGTTGGTGCTGCCGGTACCGAATCTGATCCAATCCCACAGCTTCGAAACATCTGAAGTATATGCAGTTGATTGGGTAATATCACAGGGTGTTCCACTATTATATATGCTGCGGACTTCAAGCGGGGTGAGCGGGCGAGTCCAATAAGTATATTCGTCAATGGCGCCTGACATGGGGCGAAGACCGGTGAAGTCTCCGCCAATCGAAAATGCGCCGTTATAGGTTACGACAATGTTGTTGGGAGGAGTAGAAAACCCAAATGCTCCAGATTTGGTTGCATCCCATGTGCTATAATAGTTTTTAGTTGTGTTGCTATCTACCCGCGAGGCTTCTGTATCGACTCCATTATAGTAAATCTTCATGTATTTGTCAGCAACTGAAGCCAGAGAGCCATTGGAGACGGCGCTGGCATCCCACACAACCGAAAAGTGGTTCCATCCCGAAGACCAATTATCAGTGGAAGTGAACTCCCATAAATTATAGTCGCCCGCTCCGCCGCCGGTTCTCCATCCGCCGGCGGTATTTTGAAGACGTAAGTATACTTGAAATTTGTACTCGCCTGAACCGTGTGTTTTCTGAATTTCGAAAAAGGTTTTGTCAGTATGGCGTAAACCAAGAGCTGTGACGCTCTGGGTCACGGCGGATCCCTGATCTCCAAAGTTGATCCAGCCGGTCCATGAGAGACCGCTTGATGTAACAGCGCCGATTAAAGGCATGATGGTATTGGTCGCATCGTTGTTGTCTGCGCCAGTCAAAATGAGCGTCGATAAATAATTGGCAGCGCCGAAATCATAACCGGAACTGTTTGTAAGCGCTTTATTGTATCCATAAGTAATTGTATCAAGACACTTAGGGCGCCCCACATTATTACGGTGGACTTTGTGGAAGCCGGGCAATTGATTGTAGGTACCTCCGGGTGCGGCATTACCATAAGGAACAGCTGTACTTGTCACAAACAATGAGTCGCGACCAAATCGCGCCGTGTGTCGCGAAAGCTGTGAGCGCAATCCATAGTCGAATCCGTGAATATCCGATACGCGGATGCCCTCAGTTTCCGAAATTGTGCCGCTGGGTCCTTGTGAGGGCTTGATAACCGTTAAATTCTTAAAGTTAAGAGCATTGTAGACTGAATACTCGGAGGATCTGAAATCTTGATGTCCTCTCGACTGTACTTCTGGTCCGCCGTGGTTTGAGAATCTCCCCACAATAACTGACTTGTTAATCGCGCTTGTCAAATAAGATGTGGAGTAATCGCCAACAAAGGTAAAGTGACTGTCTTGAATTGCGGCAGGGACGGTTCCCGGGCGTAAGAGTCGCGGCATGTCCAAGATGGTATTGGTTGATGTGGCGCCTGTTGTATGTGTTTGGAACACGTTTGCGGGAAATGTCGGCTGGTTCTCTATGAAGCCGCGGGGGTTGTTAAAGGTCCCGACGGTGTTCACAAAATCATATGTGTGTCTGTAATTTCCTAGGATGGTTGAGCCGGTCGTGAGTTTGATATTCTTGATGTTGACCGGGCGCTTTGCCACAACATCACGATAATAAACCGCCTTCAAAGCTGCAGTCATCGGATACGCTGGGTAATTCCCGGGAACGTCGGGATATCCGTTCCACTCTGGCCATGGGTAATCGGCGCCGACCATTCCGATGGCGCCTGTGAATGTGGCATCGCAAGTTCCGAGCAAGATCTTCCATGCTTCGGGGCGCGTTCTCCATGTATCTAATGGGTGCGTAGAACTACTATAGTTTACACGAACGTGTCTCGACTGGTGTCCGCCAACCACATGCTCAGTAAATGGTCCCTGCAACGGCTTTTCCATATCTGGTCCATAAACGTCGTTATGGAGGTTAGTTATTTCAAAGCTTGCTGTTAATCTGTCATAAACTTCTTTCTGGTATCCGGTCTTGACCGACGAACTGATGAGATTGAAGGGGAACACCAATGATGATTTGAGATGTTCATCGCTTTCTCCGACTTTGGCGCGACCATGATTTACAGTAATGTACCTCTTTATCTTTTCTATCGGCAGTTTTGGATCGTTATCGTATGGGAGCGCAACCAAATCCTTCATAAAGGCTATTAAAACATTTTGAGGGACAAATCGCCCGCCGGACTGGTCTACTGGACCCGCTGGATGTAGGGCAGCGTATGTAAAGTGTATATTTTTGTTAGCATCAAAATTTACTCCTCCCTTGATACTTCCGCGGGTGTCGTATTTTTTGTCTGCTGTGACTTTGAATAACTTCGAAAGGGTGTTGATCTTAAACGCGTTGCCGGTGTATGTGTTGTTCGTTTTGTGGTCGTAGAAAGTCGGTGCAGATCGACTCATGTGAGGTGCAGAGACAATAACTTTTCTAAACGTTTCGCGTTGGGCATCAATGATTGCTGCCGCTGCGGCGCCTACAAAGCGTGCGGCAGAGATCTCATCGGCGGAGCGAATTGCGCGAGTCTTCCAGAAAGGAACGTGGCGAGTTGTGTCGCGAGGTGATCGAGGAACAGTCGTGCGCTCTAATTTTGCGTCCCACGCGGATTCCGCTTCGCCCCCCACAACTCCCACAAGATCGGGCACTTGAGCATCGAGAGTGGGATATTTGGTTTCGTATTTCGAGCGATCTAGCACGGTTGGTTCGATTGTGTTTAGCACTCCTTCTACTAAGTTGGAAGATGCTGGAACAAGCTGAGATACAATCTCTGTGATGGCATCATCAAACCACTTATAGTAGCCTACAAATTTCTCAACATCGGTGACGGCTGTTACTCTTCTATAAAATGCCTCTCTTAATTTCTCCAGATTTTTGTATCGATCTCGATATCGATTGATGGGAGCGCCGATTAAGTTATTAAAGTCGATTACGCCGGCAAAAAAGTCAAGCATCTCGTCAGAAACTGCTTGCTGTTGGCTCTTCTCCAAAGTATAGATGAAGTCGGGTACTGTTTCAACCACGCCGAACACCTCGTCATCCTTGTCTAAAATTTGGATCATGTCAGACGAAACAGCTTGCTCCGGATCAATGAACTTGAACACGTTTGTAAGTTGCTTTTGGACAACTGCTTTCTCTAAAGGCGGGAATCCCCAGCCATAACCACCGTGTTGATAGCCCACCACCTCTCCGAGCCAGCCGTAGTTGTCTCTCAATAGCGCAGAGCCAGAGCTATAGTCTGTCACATTAAAGTATCCGCCGGCGTTGGAGCTAGTTAAGTTGTCAAATCTCCAATTTAATGCGATAGTGTTGGCGTTTGTTAAGTCTAAGCCGGCATTGTTTGTATCTCGTGGCGCGATCTCCCGATAAGATCCGGAAATTCCTGCGTTTTCTAAGTCGTAAACATGCTGATCTAGGGAAAGGTTGTCTAATACTTTAGTCCAGTACTTTATGCTGCTGAATCTCACGTCAGACGGGTTTAAAACTGTTCCCGTAAGGTTTGTTCTGCGTGCGCCGGCATAAACTCTCTTCGCGCTATGCAGGAAATTTGTGCCGCTTAAGTATGAGTTAGCTGCGCTATAGCCGGCTGGGTAATGAGTTGGGGCGCCCATCACACCGGTAACTTCGAATGAATTTCGAACTGTGCCAAGGATAGTGTTGACGCCTCGGAATATAACATCATATGGATAGTTTGTAGTTGATCCAGTCACCATTCCATCGAGCGGATAGCCTCTCGGCTTAATTCTTACGGATAAGTTCCATTGCGAATCATCATAGGCGCCGGGGAAAGTCGAACTGCTCAACGTTGGTATCGGATGAGGGGAGATTGAAGAAGTTAATAAGAATCTTACATTCTTAGAATATTCTGCGTCGCGGACTGCAAAGATTTGGAAGTTTGTCTCGTCGGAGGCTCTCAGTGTGGTTGCTGAACCACTCTCGTTTGTGATACTACCCGTTGTAACTTGGTATAATCCAAACAGCGATGAGGAGATCCACGTTCTATTAAACTTGTCGTTAGTGGAAAAGAATTTTGGCAGCGTCAGCGATGCCTCGATAGTGGCGCCGTAGCGTGCTTCTGCGTTATAGGCGCCGGCGGTGCCGCGTGATGCACTTATATATCCAAGAGCCTGACCGCCTCTAGAAACCGGCGTGGCTGTTCCTGTTAGCGCCTGATAAACAACCGCATGAATATTGCCCGACTGGTTAAAGTCTAGCGATGAACGATCCAACATTGATTGTTGCAGATTGTTCTTTAGTTGATATGTGTTGTCCCGATTATAAACTTTTAGTTTAAGGAGCGAGTCATCGAGGTTGAAACATCTCATGACATTTCGAATTGATTTTTCGGTGCCCTTAGATTTGTATATGTTTGTTAAGTTATTATAAAGATTGAGGTAAATGAGATTCTTGGCGTCGACCAGCTTGCTTTCAAAAAGTTCTTTCTCTGTTCGACTCTCAAATTTCTCTAAAATCGTAGAATCCACAAATATTTCTGGCGAATATAAGCCAAGCGACTGTGGCAAATGGTGCGCAAAGGGGTAGGGTCGATGAGACGCTGTTGTATAAGTTGTCTGACGCAGCGCTGGCATCTGACTGGTCAGCAAATACATTTTGTCGAAGTAAGCACCCATGATGTGCGAAATAATCTTTAAGTTATCATTGCCTTCATTTTCGTGCTCTTCAATAACCCACGCCGGCGCATAATTAATAAACGAAGAATTGTTATTTGAATCATAGAACGAACCCGATTCCAACAAATTAGTTTGTAATGTTGATACATCTGTATGCTGCGAGCGCATAATCGGATCTGGATCTTCCCGAGAAGCGGCTGACGCAGATACAATCGCAGAACCGGTGTTTCGAGAGGTACTTGTGTATCCAGTCCAAGCGCCGTTAGTTACGCGCCCAGCATAGTCCAAAACAATGCTATCCGTGGCGGCTACAGTGGTTATGCCCTCGTTAAATTTATAATAGACACCCAAGGTCGTGTTAGAAATATCTGTGTTTACGCCGCCGCCTACGGGCACGAAGAAGCTCTCTCCAATTTGCTGCGCATTTCGTGCAACTTTCCAATAACGGAATTCGTCAAGAGACGCTGATAGCCTGCCATCGCCATTGCGCGCAGAGCTTGCAGAGACTCGGTTGGTCATCGGATTAGTTATAAGTGCGCCGATGCGACCGATCATACTTCCGGTGATCTCTCCCAAGCTTCCGTTTGTTGTACCGGGAGTTGAGAAGGAAGATGTGACGTCGTTAATATAGCCATTAACATACAGTTGGGTCTTGAGCATCGAGCCAGAATTTTGGAAGACGAAAGCATAGTGTCCCCAAGACGTTAGAGAACTAGGCGTAAGACCGCTTCCTATCGACTGAGTAACAAAGGAAGCTGATACAGTGCCGGATTGCGCTGTTAATAGGAATGGCGTTGCCGAGCCCGAAGAACCTTGAATCGTAATCGTCAATCGCCCGTAGTCTGTGTTTCCAACGCTTGCGCTGTTCCAAAGATCGAAAACAACTTCTTGCTGGGTTGCAGTAACATCGAAAGCCTCTTTCTTCAGCCAAAATTCAACGGTTACGCCGGTATCAAAATTAGCCTTTAAGTTCGATTGTCGAGTGCCTTTACCATAATCAGTTGGCAGGTTCTCCGTAGTATAAATGTCCGTGTCATATATGTTACTGTAGTTAAACTTGTTCGAGTAAGCGTTTGGCGATTTCGACACCAATGTGCTGCCGGCAGAGCCTGTTCCGGGTCCACCCTTGAACGTGATGTATTCGTATGAGCTTGGAGTACCGTAGCCATCCGAAGTCATGTCGCCAACACGGGTATAGCCGGCGGGACTTAAAACCGCATAACCAGTAGACTTCGGATAAAGATTGTCGAAAACATATTTCTCGACCCCCATCAATCCATTGTAAAACTCGTTCTTTTCAGCTTTTGAGCCATCGTAAGGATAGAAATCCAAGATCCTGTTCATCGCGCCGCTATAATAAAGATAAGCCGAGCCATACTTAGCGAAGTTTTCTGGTTCCGCAAAGTCCACTTGCGGTACAAACGTATTTTGTTTCAATTCAATAGCTTCCGCATTTCGCGCTGACTCTATTGGTTCGAAAGTTTCTTTCTGGTTTTTATAATCGGCTGACTGTAGGTCTCCTACGGTCTCGCCAAAGAGTTTCTTAATACTCATAGTCTTCTACTCGGAACTTAAATGTGTCGTCTTGTTCATTCCACGTGCTGAGTTCGCTGTTATAGAACGCAAACTTGACCGCGTATTCATATCCGGGTTCCAGTAGTTTCATGTTCAAGTCAAAGTAATTTCCAGACACATCGTAGGATAGCCCAGTTGCATAATTTGATCCAGTGTTGTGTCTGATCGCTGGGTATCCGTCCAGCACTCGATATACCCGATAAGATGCGCTTTGAATAGCAGTCGTTGCCACGTTAGTATTGGCTTGTGTGTAAACTGTTGGGCTCCAGTTCTTATCTCTTACATAAAGGTACATGCGTGCGGTCTCATCAGCCCTATATTCGTTCTGAAGATTGGTGATGTTGAGGTAGTGAATCGGTGTTCGACGCGTCATTTCGCCATCTTGAAGTATCGGCTGGATTGAACCGGTAAAGTATTCGGTGGTGCCGTCGTGCCAAACATCGAACAAGTGTGTGATTGATGAAGAGGCGATCCCTATGTCGCAGGAGTAGATGCCGGTCGAGACATATGCGCCGGTTATGTTCTTGACGCCGGCGCCGATAGGAGTGCTGGCGGCAATGGACGACAACTTGGAGCCGGTTGGGGCAGAATTGTCTGAGGAGCCTGAGTAAAGGCTCACATAAGGATTGCCAGTTCCGATGTTCGGAATGTTTACCAAGCGACCGCGGACGTAATTGTAAAGAAAAATGGTGTTTAAGTTGTCGGCGGCAGGCGCTAACGATGAACTATAATGAAAGTCTCCGCGTTGGTCCTGCTTGGTGTCGTCCCATCTCGCTTCAATGCGTGGGCGCTTAAACCAATACTGTGATCCTCGCGCAAAGAAGCGCTTTGTATAATAAGATTTGGTGGCGCCATCGGTATTGTTAAGGACGCTGCCGCTGTTCTCACCATCGGAACCCGAGAAATACGCTTCATATGAGCGGGATAGGTGTACGCCCACTCCGTAGTTTTCATAGGTGCCGGCAATCCAACTTTCGACCAAGCCGGTAATATCTACTTCTAGATCTTCTAATCCGGTTTCAAACGACTGCTCAAAGAACGGATAAGAGCCGCCTGTCAAATAGCTTCCACCAACACTTTGCCAGCGAGAAGCATTGCCGCCGGCTTGAGGAACAGAGACGGTCAAATAACTCAAAGTCCCGTAAACACTAGTATCCGTTGAGGAGCCAGAATTGCTAGCTGTAACATAGACTGTGGCGCCATCGATATTAGCTGAGAAGCCACTCTGAGCAGAAGCTGTGGTTTGAAATGCGCCGGCGATGGCGGCTGCTGATCCTAAGCCGTTGATGTCGACTCGGATCTCCGTTCCGTCTGCGTCTGGGAGTGAGTCGGCGCCGGTATTTTTAAACCAAAAATTGTACCGAGTAGACGTGTTATAAAGCTTTACATAGTTTGCGCCGGCGCCGGCGGCGTATTTTGTCGGATCACCAGAGCCAAACACAAACTTGGTGATCTCGGGGACGTCCTTACTAATTCTGTCAATCCAGTTGGCGCCGGTGTTGCCCTTCGTGTAATCTTTGTAGCCTTCTAAATCTAATCCGACGCCCTCTTCCCATGACTGTGAAACAGCATGAACTACAAGCTTATAATCGCGCGGTGTTGTCTTGGAAATCTGAGCATTATATAAACTAAGATAGAACCTTACACTGCCACTGGCAGGCACCAATCCACTTGTTCTGTCGGCTGAAATTCCTGCAGTAGGAAATTTGATTAGCAATCGCGATAATTCTTGAGATCCTTGTGCGGCAGAGCTACTGGGTGTCTGCCTTCCGTAAACGGAGAAAACCTCCATAACATCTGCCATCCCCATATTGGAACCAGTTCCACGAGTCGATAAATTGGGCTGATAGGCGTTAACAATGGTGGTATCAGCAGATGCTGTATATTTTCTAATCATGTGTTTTCTACCTGACCTTTCCTCTGATATCTACAGAAGGGTACTTAATCTGAAATATGGCGTTTGCCGGTGCAACTAGCGATGAACCATCTGGCGATAGGTTCTTTTGAACATTAAATGCAACTGAAGAATAACTTCCTCCGAGTTTATTGTGTAGTTTTACCGTAACAACGTCTAAGACACCCTCAACTTGGCTGAGTGTACTATAAATACTGCTAATTGACATAGACTCGGCAATGAAGAACGACTCTTCGTATTTTGCTGTCAAGGCTAAGATACCGGCGTTTAACGTATCGGTGCGGTTTGCGCCGGGTGCAGTTTTGATAACGAAATCAATTCCTATATCGATAATATGTGGATCGAGAATGTCCACAGTGTCATTAATCATTCTATACTGTTCAAGCCAAGTTTTTAAATTATTTTTTATGGTTGCGTTAGTTTTTGTAAGCATTCCAAAGCTATCCTCCGAAATAACATACATATTTAAATTTCTTTTAAGGGAATCTTGGTCTTTCTGAATGCAAACTCTCTTGAGAGAACCGTACTTCCCCGGCATGCGGTAGGCTAAATTTTCATAATCGCTTTGAGTGACTGCTCGATTTTGAGTCGGAAACGTATCAAAGATTCTTCGCTTGATTTCCGATGTTGACGGTTCGGCGACGCTGCCGACTATGGGCGTCTCGTTAGAGACTTCCGCGGAGTCGATGACCGCTTGAACATTGAGCCCGCTTAAGCTGCTCCGATCTTCAAAGTCAAATAACACGGTGCTTACGCTATTTAGTGACCCCACTGCAACATTTGAGTTGGTCGGATTTGTAGTGCGATAGGTAATGGTTAAAGTTGTGTTTGCTGGGCAAATTCCATAATTCTTGTTTTTAGACAATCTCGTTGGATCGAATGTGGTATCCGTAACATAGCTTTTTCCAAATACGTCAATTGCCACTTGTTGTGGGTTGGCGACGACATTCGATTCTGCCTCATTGCCGCTCCCAAACTGCAGGTATGTGTCTGCTATGTCCCGTTCTACGGTGAATTTTCTAGATACCAGCATTGGCTTTAAAATGGATGGGACGTTGTCGCTCTTGTAGTTCTGGTTAGCAAGCTCTTTGAATACCATATCTTGAGCAAGATACTCTACTTCAAAATATTGATTTCCTTCGGAATCGAACACTGAGATGATCTCTGAAATATCTGGGGATGCCACTCGGATACGCTTAAACCTCTCAAAAGCTCCCACCACAACTTGTTCCTGTGAGAATCGACCGGAGACTACGTTTCCGTAAGCTTTGATGGCATAGTAAGTGGGGGCGCCGGAGATGCTATCCACCTGCGATACAACCACTTGGTTAACTGGTTCGGAAAACGATATATTCTCTGTTAAAACAAAGGACAGCCCGTTATCAGACGTAAACGAACTCCCGCGCAGCATGGTGGGAATATAGCGAGTGTCGGGTCCCATTCCAGTTGTGGTAGCCGGTACCTGAATGTATACAGCTGCTGTGCCATGGGTCGAGGGTCGACCGGGATTTTTATATCCGAGAACGCGACCATGGCGCACAACATTATTAAGCTGGTATGCTGTGTCTAGAAACGACTCGTTTACGTTGTAATCTAGATATAATGATAGTTGATCACCGACATACGCAACCGCATCAAGCATCAGGGCTCCAAATGAAGCTTCGCTAAAATCTTGAAAATTTTCTGGGTAGTATCTTTCTGCCAGTTGCAGCAGGTCTTGCCGGATGCCCTGATACTCTCTGTGAGTATAGTTAATCGGTAAAATTTTCTTCTGTTCGTCAGCCATCAAAAAAACCTCACTATTAAATAGTAAACTCTAATAAATCCTCTATTCCTATATTGGGTATTGCATATCGAATATGAACAGACAGCTTATTTAAGTCTGGCTCCATACCAAAATCAATTGCCTGAATAGAAACAGACGGCATATAGAGAGAGGTTTGTTGTAAGATCTTGCTCCTAATTTTTTCATGCGCATCCTCGCTATAGTTTAAAAACAAATACGTTCTAAGTCCTACTCCGTAATTTGGAGTCATCACGCGCTCTCCAGGATCTGTGAGTATCAACATCTTAAAATTTTGCTTAATTGTTGTTGCCAGAGTTTTAAGCATAGTAAACCCGTCGGCTGAGTCTTTTGTCAGCGGCAGGCTAACTCCTATTGAAGCCATGTTTTAGTCCCTCTTATCATAAATACTCACTTTTTGCATAATTTACCGTCGGCATTGAAAGGATTAGTCCGGCGGCGCCATTTAGCCCATCCACTGAAAAGGTTCATGCCGGCGGGCGGTAACATAGCGGTTTTGAGATTATTGATCCAAACTCTAGTAAAATCAAGACCCTCGCCATCTCCTTCAGAGTTGAAATCTCTAATATTATAAAATGCTTTAAAAACTTTCTTAATGCGGGATTTAGATTTTCTTAACAAAACCTTATCCCAATCGTCCCACTCTCGGATCCCCCATGTCCAATTTGAAGGTTTTCGGTCATTTCCGAATTCCCAACCTTCATTATAAGAAAGCCCGGCGGGCTCTCCTGTCATGGCGTTTGGCACAGCGTTAAACATCATGCCGGGTTTGCCGGAGTCTTCTTTATTCGCGCCCTTCGCGGTGGTTAATTCTCCGATAGAGGGCAGCAGACCCATATCGTTATAAATCGCGAGAAGCGACGTAAATTTACTAGTGCTGATTACGTATCGCGACAGTGCTAAGAACGCAGGATCCTCTTTGAGCATTTTTATTAAGCAATAGAGGATATTGCTGTCGCCAGTGAACTTTTTAAACGATTTGACAGGAAGATCCAAAGCGTCCATTTTAACTGTTGTCATGCCATATGTTTTGCCTTCGATCACTAATCCAAGTTGTAGTCCATATCGCACTCCCATGTGCCCCTCTATTCCTACTACTTTTTCATATTTCTCGTTAGTGGTGGGATCAGTTACCGTTGAAGTAACTGTCTTAAGTGTGCCGGGATAGATATCGTGCAAATTGGCTTCAGGATCGTTGGAAGTAATTTTATTGTAGGCGGTTTCTACCATGTACCTTTCACCATTGATCTCAATGAACTTTTCAAGCTTAAAGGGGGCGCCGGCGGTTGTGGTTCCCGAGGCGCGATAATCGGCAACGTCCCCAATCGGTATGATAATATTGTCCGCGTATACTGTCAATTCTCCGTGAGGAGTGTCCGAGTGGGCTTCGCCCTGCATGTAGATTACATTGCCCATTTCATCTTCGGATACATGATAGTATCCAACATAGTCATGTCCCTCGGGTTGCGTGGAGAGTTCTCCGCCATCGGTATAATATGGACCGGGGAACTTGGAGCCGTCTTCGTTTGGATCCGGATTCTCTGGTGTCGGGAGTTTTTGGATTTCTGGAATGATTTCCTTATCTATATCAAGTCCCTCACCCCCGGTGCAGAAACGTTGCATAAAGTAATAGTCCATATCTTTATACTTTGGCACCATTCCGACAGCTTTCAAATTATCAACAAACTTTTTGCCCATTACATTCAACTCAGTCATCACGAGTTCTTTCAATACAATTTTGGCATCCTCTTCCGTGGCTTGGATTGCTTCAAAATTCTTTTCGGTTCTCCAACTATCGAGAGTGTCCCATGGCCATGCTTGGGCTTCTCCGGCATCGCGAGCAGCGTCCAAATCATCTGACCATGGATAAGTGTAACGCTCTTTCATGTCATTGATTCGGTTCAATGCATCGATAACATGCGCAGGTGGGTCCTCAATCGTTGGAGGATCCGCATCGATTCTGCGGCTATACATCTGCACGGATTGCTCTAGAAACGCATACCAAAATTCGTCGTCCTTAAAGGAGTTCCAGAATTCCCAGCCGGCACTCTGGGCATCTCTAAGTGACGCTTCCATAGACTCTACTACATATGCTGCATAAATCGAACCAAACGTGCTAGGGAAGGTTGGGTAAAACGTCGTGGTCGTTGCTAAACTCTTAAGCAAGTGAGTGCTGGCAAATATCCGGCAGGTGGCTAAAATAATTCCCTCGATGCCTGCCCGGTTCGGGCGCATCAAAATTCTATTGTAAGGAAGCTCCATCACACAATCAGGGTCGTTCTTGATTCTTTCGTCTTCTGGCATTAAGGAGTATGCTTTGGTTATTTCCTCCTCGATATCGGCGAAGTCTATGAGATCGGTTAGCTGTGGCTTACACGGACTTAACTCCGGGAACAATACTTCCACCATTCCGAGCCAGCCGTCGCTCTTTAGCGGTTTAATATAAAAGGGAGGATTGGCGTATGAGCCGCCGTAGGTGGCTGGATCTAGGTAAAAGACACGGTTCTCGCGGGTGCTAGTGCCACGAAGCTCCTTGTGCTCCATCCTGCTGTATCCTAAGATGCTATCGTCGCTTGTGATCTTTTTCAGTTTTCCATCAGCGTTTGGAAGATACCCGTCGCCATAGGGAGTGCCACCCACAGCCGCGCTCCCATCTTTGAGGTATGCTTGCCCTCTCTTAAGAACATATTCGGTATCCTCTACGGTCAAATCGTCATATTTGGCGCCATAACTCCAAGAGGGAAGGTTGCCCACCACATCTCCAGTTAATTTGGCTACTATCTCTGTAATAAACGAATCGTAAAACGTTTTCACGTCTGCAATATCCGGTTGATCAGCCGGATTGTCCGAGCACATCTCTTGCAAAAGGAGCACTTGGGGTATATACCTTTGTTTCGTACTGAATGCTGACGCAAACTTTGGATACTCTGACAGATCTAGGTCTTGGAGAGTTGATTCGTGCGAGACAAATTCATATACTCGATCTTTAATGAGAATGTCTTCTATGGTCCCTCCCTCGGTGATCAGATCCACGAGAATTTGGGCGCGGGCTTCTTCTTCCTCTTCAATCTCCTCCTCGGTCTTTCCATGTTTGTTGATCGGAGCGGACAGCGGGTTTGTTACACTTACGATACTCATTCTTACGTTGTCAGATTCTATATTGTGGATGACGCCATTGGTTTCCTCTAGATCTGACAAGTACATGTTTACATTAAACCCGTACGAGAAATACGTTTGGTTTTTCTCGGCAGATGCGGCGCCCATGTTATTATCTCTAAACTGTAGTTGGATGTCGGTATGATCTTTTCTGCCAGCGCGTGTTATTTTAAGCTGTTCGTTTTGATATTGAACTCCGAACTTTACATTGTATCCATAATCAGGCATTGAGATGAGGTTAATATCCGGGCGGCTTCCCCACATACCATCGAACCCTAAGTCTTCGAAGCTCCTGTAGAATACTTCGGCATCCTGCCAGTCGTTGTTGGAATCAAAGTTCGTATTCATCTCGCTCATCGATTTGCGGAGCCAGCCGGCGACCAAGCCGGGGTACTGACCTTCTTGTTTTTTCTTCGCCGGTGGGTCTGGGAAGAGGGAAGCCCACCAGTCTCCGTTGTCCTCGGCACCCTGAGCCACAACAAAGTCGACGCGGTCGCGGTCTCTATATGTTAAGCGATGATGAGCAGTTAAGGGCATACCGTTCGTATCTGACAAAATCATATTAATGAATCCCCAGTCATCGTCGCCGGCAAACAGCCCTCCATTTCCAAGCATATCTTGTGAGAAATCAACTTTTACTTGCTTCAAGGTGGCATCGAAAAGAGCGCCGGCGCCCTTAACAGTTTCCTCTGCTTCAAACGGAATCAATCCATCATCGCAACCGGGAGAAGATACCAGAGGGGGCATTTGGTCGGCGATAGCTTCTCCAATACCCTTCTGCAAAACATTGGCAAGGTCTTCAAGGTCTTCTAATTTTTCGTTTTGCATGTTGTCGAACATTTCCCGACATTGTGTTGGGGTTGCACGACCCTCTAATAAGGTACAGCGCAATTCTTGGAAATTATCTAAATCTTCTTCAGAAGCACACAATGACGGGTTTGCTGGCAATGCTCCTGTCTCTGGCATTGCTTCTAGCATATCTTCCATGGCGGCTTTGACGCTTGCCGGCATTAAGTTGCCCATGGCACCGAAAAAGTCCGCAAAAGCTCTTTTGTTGCGCAGACCATTACGAAACTGAGGGTATTCATATTCGACCAGTCCGTCGGCGACTTCCAAGAACTCGTCCGAGGCATTCCCTGTGAGGGCATCATTCAGTTCTTGCGTGGTGACCGCCGACGATAGGTCACCGGCGAAATTCATAACTGCATTTTTGTCAGCCAACGCTGCGCCGCCGACACCCAATTTGGCAAACATGTCTGCTACGGTGTCTTCAACTTGCTGCTGGGATGCATCTTCTCCGCAGAGTGCGTCGCGGATAACGTCCGCGAGTTGTGTTCTGCCGGTCATCATGCCGGGCAACGCGGTTGCTACGTCGCCTACGACTTCTAAGGCTTTACAGATCGCATCTCCTAACATTTGACATAGCTTGACAATGATTTTGATCATTATGCTCATTACAATTTGTTGAATAACCATTTTGAAAATTTCAAATATTTTCTTCTTCAGGTCTGCCCAGTCTGGGATCCAACCAAAGGGGTTGTTAAATCCCGGAACGACGATTCCATTAATATCGCGGCAGAATGGCAACTCGATGCTTTTGATGAAATCCATAACGCTTGGCTCAAGCATCGGTGGACCCGGGCAATCAATCAAGGCAATGATGTTGGCGATCATTTGAGCGCCGGGGTATTTATTTAGCATATCCACGAGACCAAGTAGGTCATCCATATACTCATCCAACAACGCAGCTACATATGCCTGCATAACAACGTTTGTTTGGGCGCCGCGGGCGTCGTCAGCTTGCTGATATTGTTGCGCCAGTGTTCGACGGGATGATGAAGCGGGGCGCTCTTGTGCTTTTTTCTCAGCATCAATGGCTTCTTTGTCTTTCCATGGTACTATAAACTTTACTTCTCCAAAGAAAGGGGTGTTCTCTGGGGCAGTGGTGCTGTCTTTGTTCTCAATGCGCTTACTCGCGTCTTCACCGCCGGAGCCTGCTTTAAAGAAGTCACCTGATTCAAGCTTCTTCTTCACCATTTCGTGCAGTTTGGCTTGTTTGTCAGGAGGTAAACCAACGAACAAATCTCCAAAGTTGGTTATGTTCATTGATTCCAGCGCTGCCTTTGCTACACTAGCTAATGCTTGTTCCAGAGTCAAGCCCTTAAACAAACATTTGATTGCATCCAACATCATGTCAAACAAGCCGCACGACATGACTATATCGAGCCCGCCTTCGGACATCGAATAAAATTCGTCTAACACTTTAGAATCTGAACTTCCAAACATTTTGACAAAAAAGCTAGATGAGGAAACTTTGGCGGTACCCATTGATTGGCAGAATCTCGCAAAAACTTGATCGTCTTTATTGAGCTTTTTGTAGGCTTGCTCTTGTGCCATCGCCCACATGCTTTTTTTATTTTTTTTGTCTTGCGGCTTTGTCGGATCATATAATATGCCGAGGTGATTTTTTGCGTCGAGGGCTTCGTTTAGATCCTTTTTGCACATGTTTTTATTGAAGGCATAGGCTAAAGCATCTCCAATACTAAACACATCATCTAAAATGTCTTGACCAAGCTGTTTAAATTCGTTGTCTAGAGCCTCGACCACACAACTGGCGGTTGTAAGAGAGGGATCGTCTACCTCTTCGCGAGGATAGTTAAACTTGGCAATTACCTTTGGATACGTATATTTCTCAATAATCTCGGTCCACGGCGTTTCTACGCGGGATGTGATCGATGCTTCCAGTTCTTCGAGACGTGAGAAGTATGCACAGGCTGTGGGATCTTTCCAGTGCTCATTGTTTGAGAGTGTCGCCAGTGGTCCATCCATGTCTTCAGGGTCCATCTTCCATGTAATGGGCGCTTCGGGGCAACCCTGTGCGTATGCGCGCAATTTTACAAGCTTATATTCTTCACTAAATGTAAATTCTAATTTGTCTACCCGGGTCTTAAAAAACGAAATATCACCAACGCCAAAAATATTATAGTCTTTTTGATTCAACCATTCATCCAAAGAATTGAGTAAGCCCCACATAGTACTGCCGCGATCCCCCAATCCATCTCCATAGCTATCAAAGTGACCGGTCGTAAAAACTTTTCCTGTGAGTGGAGCCTGATCAAACACAAAGGTGCCCGATTCGACGGCACTAAAAACTCTATAGTAGCGACCGTATAGGTGCATGGCGCGCCGGAAAACATTTAGCTTGGGTGCAATTTCATGTGCAACATAGGTGACCGTCCTAGGACCGGCTTCTTCTTCTTCGTCCTCATCATCATTTATCGAGTCCTCCAGTGGAGCAAAATGCTCGTAAGGGATCGTATACAACAGTTTTACACGCGATGCCGCGTTTGGCGCGAGGTCATATTTTGTATATTGAATTACCTCAGACAAGAGTTCTTGAGTGTATTCGTCATTCTTCTTGTTAAAGTTGTTTAGTAGTGACTTGATCGCCGATAACTCATATTCTTGAAACATCGACTTTACATAATCAGCGTCCGTCGCAGAATCGCTTATAAGAGAAGCGTAATGCGTAGGAACTGTTACTTGAAACGTGCAGTATTTATCGTTAAACCACGGCTCATCGCGCTTTCTTTTCTTCCAGTTTGGAAGAACAGCGTTAGGGTTTGGTTTACAGTCGGGACAATTTTTTACCTCCTTGAACTCGTCGTCTTCGGGACAAGCGTCATGAATGAGATTGTTGTTCCTATCCTGCCATTTTAAAAATTCAGATTTTGCCATTTTGTTTTCTTTTTATGTGGAATATACGTTTCTACTCAGGACGTACTTGTATCCAAAAGGATACGTATAATTAAGTTCCCAAATGATTTTGTTAATGCGCGTGTGCCATAGAGAACTCTGAACAAACAGAAGATATTTCAACCCAGCATCTAGTGCTGCTGGTTGGTAGTGGGAGTGCCATATATTCGCCCCAAATAAACTGTTGGTCTTAAGTTGGATGTCTGCCATTTGATTCACAGTGCCTATAAGTTGTTCAACAATTTCACCCAAACCTCGGAGGGCGTCTCTGGTATTTTCGCCGCGGGCTACTCCTTGCAAATTTTTAATATTTTGTTTGGGAAGCCACTTGGTGGCTTTTATGACTTGTTCTCCATCATGGTTTCCTGCGAGGAGTTCAATCTTGGGTGCCGGCTTTTTATTAGTGCCGCCAAGCGTGTTTTTCTCTCCGCTGGGTCCAGCTTTAAAGGCAAATGAGCGACCGGTCACAATCTTCACGCCCTCTTTGCCGATGACACGAATCCCATCAGCTTTCATGGCGATTGCGGAGCGCTCTTTCATAAGACCTTGTTTCCCGCCGGCGATGCCAAAGTTAAGGTCAACGTCCGTAAGTTGACTAATATATATGCGGGCGGCGTCGTTTGTGAGATTCGGCTCAACGACGGAGCCCGGGGTGGGACCCTTTCCACCGCGTGCAGCCGAGCTTCGACCTGCTACAATGTCGATGGTGTCGCAAGTATTGGAACCTTTTGCGCCCCAGCCACTGGCTTCAGAGGCGGGTCTGTCTCGTCCAAAAACAATTGCCGTATTGCCGCCGGGACCAACTTGCATTTCATCTGGTGCTGCATTAAAGTTAATCGTAGGCTTAAGAACAGGTGTGTGGCTAATGCCTGCGCCTTGCGGGATGAAAGAAGCTTTTGCATCTCCCGTTAAAGCACTCACAGTTTTTTGATCTGCCATGTTTAGCAGATTTTCAAGCGTGCGCGCTGCAGCCTCTTTTCGTTGTCCGGCTAATAGCTTCGGATCATAAATGGGTTTTTTACTTGACATGTTTTATATTCTACCTCGAATAAATAGTTTTTTGTACAAAAATTGGTTTACTTTCACAACTTTGGAGGAATGCTGGCTGCATATCCTAATGCGTGATCAGTGCGTGACTTACGAGAGCCCGCGGGGCAGCCGGGGTTTTCAACTTTTAGCAAGAACCAATCCGTATATTTGGCGATGGCAGCGGTGCCGGTGTCGGTGAAAGAGCCTCCATACTTCTGCAGGCGCCACGCCATGAACTTTATTTGATTGTCACCGCTAGTAAGTATTTTATACGCTTTGTCCGATGCTTGTTCCGGCATTGTAGTGATGCCGTGGTAGGCTAACATCTGTCTGCCCATCGCGCCGGCGCGGCATGTATTCATTTGGAAGAAGCCATGGGCTGCGTAGAGGGTTGTGCGTTCACCCTTCTTGCCGCCGGAATAGCCCCATCCTTTCATCATACGGGCGGGCTCTTTGCACTCTGGATCCCCAGATATCGTGGGCTTGAAGTTGCTCTCGTGTGCAACATTTCCCATCATACCGTATATAAATTCATCACTAAATTTGCTCGTAGGAAGGGCGGCGCGCATTTTCTTGAAAAAACTAACATGGGCAGCGGTACTGTGATTGGCTGTTGGGCTGGCGGCGACCGCTGACGTGTACGGCGGTCCGGGCTTGTGGCAGTCTCCCTTTTTCTTGCTCCTTTTGGCGACTTCGGATGAAATATCATACACCTCTCCTAATTGTGTATGATCAAACCCTTTGAACAAAGCCTCTAAGCTTGATTGGCAACTTTCGTCGGAGTCAGCCAGTTCAACCGACTCTAGGGTTTCAAAATATGCATTTTGCAAATTATATTTGAAATCTCCGGTGGATAAAGTCACCCTTACTTTATCTCCTATTCCCGGGACCTTCCCGTTATAATCTGATCTTGAGAAAAAGCGGGTGTGCCACGATACTATTTTTGCTGCGCAGCCCGGCTGTACGCCGCCTTTTGTTTTAATGGTCCAATCCTGACATGGATCTGGAAGGGTTGAATGGGGTGATGGGGCATCCATCTCGTCCTGCAATATTCTTCCCATAAAGACAATTCGGGTTGCTGCGGTGGCGTCGACTTCCCATATTGCAGAATCGGCATCCGAAGCAGCCATTACTGTTTTAAAATCGTCTGCACTCATTGGAATAGGGCGAGTTAGAACCCTCACGATGAACGTCGTGCGGGCGCCATAAGCATCATATGCTAGAGTTTGGCGCGTGGCATGCGCCTTAAACTGACTGGCGCCAGCCGGAGTGGACACATTCGATTTGTCATGTTTTCTTTTGCTCATAATTACTCCGCGTTTCCTACCTTCTTCCAGCCCTCAGAATCACTTCCAGACCAACAACCCTCTTGATACTTCGCAGTTCCTTTAAAATACGTAGTTCCCGGGTATTTTTTGCATTTGTTTGGCGGGTCTTTCGGGTTAACTCCCGATGGTTTCCAGCCTGCGGGTATTAGTGGACCGCCGAAAGTACCGTGTTTCACGCCTGCCTTTTTGCATGCGGCGCACTTCTCATACATATCTCCATTACAAAATGTCGTCATAGGACACAGTGCATCGAAATATGCGGCGAAACCTAGATTTGCGCTTCTGCAAATATAGCCTTTCCAACTGTTGAAAGATGTTGCATACTTCCAAAGGGCATAACAGCCAGTTATCTTCTTTCCGCCTTCTTTGGACTTTATCCACGCGCCAACTATCATACCAGTACGGTCGGCTCCGTGTGTACAATGAACCAATGTGTTTCCTTGTTTAAGCACTTTATTTGCATGATCTACAGACTTCTTGTAGCCGTACCCCATCTGCCCGCCTTTATGCGCGCTGGTGCGCTGATATTCCATACCTAATCTTTTTGCATATTCTTTCTCGACGTCGCCGCCCACACAAACTCCCTTGGTGCCTGATATGGTTTTTGTGTGTGGATCGTAACCAATCTCGTCATTACCGTTATATTTTAAAATGCGCTTGATTTTATTGGTTTTCTTCATCCACAGTAAGTTCCCGAGCGTAGGTTGTGGACTTCTCCAGTTACTACCTACGCTATCTGGGATCTTGCAGGCGCACATCGAGCATCCCTTTGTGGTGCTCTTACAGGTCTTCATGGCTTTTGAGCGAATTGAACTCCAATCTATTTGACTAATTGGGGTTTCAGCTTTGCATTTATCATCGCTTTTACCGGTTTCTGGGTTAAGATCCTCCGGAGGAATAATCGTGCCCAAGTTTTTGTGATCGAACCCCTTGAACAAGGCGTCGAGGTGAGAGCAGTTAGCGGCGGGCGGTACAGCGTCACCTGCCGCCTCCAGTGTGTCAAAATACGCATATTGTAGGTTATACTTAAAAGTGCCCGGGGAAATTTTAACCTTTACAAGGTCGCCGATCTCAGGTACCTTTCCTTCGTAATCTGATCTTGAAAAAAACTTAGTATGCCAAGATACTATTTTTGCTGCACAGCCGGGGTTTGTTCCTACCGCACTGCTGCATGGATCCGGAATCGTCGCGTGTGGTGATGGGGCGTCGTCGGGCTCAATTCGCCCCACAAAAACAATTTTAGCGGCGGAGGAACCCTCCAGAAGTACGGCGTCGTCGCCGCTAGCGCCCATTACTGCTTTAAAATCATCAGCACTTAGGGGAACAGGTCGCGTGAGCACGCGGACAATAAACACTTCTCTCTCGCCATAGATATCATATCGATCTGCTTGGCGCAGAAGCTCATTATCCACTTGGCTAGCCTCGTGGGGGGTCGAAAATTCAGACCTTTCCCATGCACGAGGAACCTTAGTCGACATTTGGCGAGGCGTCCCCTTGAATTAAATCAAACAGACTGTTCTTGTCTTCGTCAGTCAAGATAGGAGAAGTGGCAGAACCTTTCTGTCTAAGACCTATTAATTTTACAAGTTGTTCGTTGGAGCGCTGGAGTGACTGGACGTGTTGAGCAGCGACGGGACTAAGATATCTGTTCTTCTCGGCATCAATTGAAATTTGAGTTGCGATCTCGTTCAAAAATTCTCTCGCTACTTTGCGATCATTGCGAATGTTTGTTAATGCTTCGTCAATCAATAAATCTAAGTCCTTGTTGCTCATAATGTTCCTGATTCCCAATCTCCTCTAAAGTATTCATATTTCTTTCGAAATTTCTTTAGCGAGTTTACAATTTGTTTAGTGTTTAGCCCTGTGATCTCTCGCAGGTATAAATAAATAGCTTTTTTGTTGAAAATTTCGATGTCTTCTTTTGACTCAAAGAGAATTAAAATGGCCTGATAAACTTTAAGGTCGTTTTCTTTCATTTGCGCAACATCCCACGATTTAAGCTCCGTGTAGAATGATGTCCAGAATTCATTCTCCTCGCGCATGGTTACATATGATTCACTGGTAGATAAATATTCTTCTTCATAAGCTTTAGAGATGTTGTCATAATCTACTTCGCGCTTATTGCGCTTTTGTTGGCGCTTAACCTTGTGGATAAACCAATTTTTTGTAATAACACTAAAATATGAAAAAGCTTTCGAGCCCTTGCTTTGATCATATTTGTCTAAAATCGTCATCAGCCAAATTTTGCATTCATCTCTTAGAGAATCGCAATTGGGCAAATTGGTAAACTTATAAGTAAAGACAATCTTGTCTACCATCTGATCAAAGGCAGGCTGGATCCATTTGATGTATAGTTCTGTTCGCTCTCGTGAACATTTAGTTTGAGCATATCTTATTATTGCGTCTTCATGCTCTTGAGTGAAGTAGTGGTTTTTGTTACTTCCTCTCTTTTTCCGGCGCCTACGGGGTTTCGGGGTTGGTGTCGTCATCTAATTCCTCTTCATCAGCGTCAGCGTCTTCAGACTCAGGTCTGTCAGCTTCTGTTAGTGTGTAAATGTACTCAAAGGTTTCCATTTGCTCATTGAAAGAGGTTGCGTGTTCCAAGAGGGACTGTATAACATCGTCGCCATAAAACATCTCTAAGCTGTAAATGTCGTCTAAGTGACGAGTAAAGGAGTTGATCATCTCTGAGAGATCTCCCAACTCTTCTGATACAGAAAGAAGTCTGACAATCGCTGCTCTGGCGTACACCATCAAGCCAATGTTTAGAACAATTGACACGAATAGGGACGCTGATAAAATTATTTCAAGACGGCTCATGGGTCTCCTTCAGAGCCTTCTGTTGCTCTTCTTTTAAGATATCTCTGTTTTCTTCGATGTATTTCTTGGTGAGTTCTCCCACTGCTGACTTGTCTCGAAGAGTTTTGTTGGCTTTTTTAATAGCAAATGAATTCGTAAATAGCTTTTGCATGCAGTCAATAGACTGACAGGCAGAGCACTCGCTATGTACTTCTTTTATTCCGTGAAGAACAGTTTCTGTTTCTCCACAGTTTTCGCACTCGTATAAGTAGCGCGGCATTTATGTGACTATCTTTTCAAGATCGTCGCTGGTAACAGTGCTGTCGTCGCTAAACCGTACTGTGGGCGGGTTAGTCACAACTAAGCCTTCGTTTCCTTCCTCCAATTCAAATCCCTTAAGAATCGGAACGATGTCCAATTCATTAAGCAAGGATTCTTGGAGCGCCATCATTACAGCGCCCAAGGCTTGGTTGGATAGTTTATATTTTGTAGTGTTGTTCATTGTTTTTCCTTTTTATTTTTCTGAAATAGCTCTTCCGAACATGGAGAGCCAGTCCTTTTCTTCTCTAATTTGTAAATTCTTGTTCCACGCGCTTTCTAATACGCTTGGGGTGATACCGTTTTTCTTTGCAAAGTATATTAAACAGTTTAAATCTTTAGGAAAGCACGTACCACCGAAACCTAGTATACCATCAGGTCCCGGAACTTTTAAGTGACTATTTCCAATTCTTTGATCTAAGAGGGCTAAATCCCTAACTTTATTGTAATCTGTGTCAATTATGTCGCAAATTTGTTTTATCTCGTTAGCAAAAGACACCTTGCATGCGAGAAAAGTATTTATAAAGTATTTAACCATTTCGGCAGTCTTCCAATCCGTCTGTTCATACTGCTTATCGGGAAATGCCTTTTGCATCATTTCGACACAAGCGTCGGTGTGCTCTGTCTCTCCACCAAAAATAACCCGATTACATGTCTTAAAGTCTTCAACAGAGTTCCTTTCGGTTAAAAATTCAGGACTGAATACAATCTTTAGCTCCGGGTTGGCTTTTGTGAGGTTTTCGCAGGTGCCGGGAGGTATTGTGGACTTGATTATGACGATATTATCGTTATACCAATAAGAAATTTGCGCCACTACATTATAAATAATCGACAAATCGCACTGACCAGTACTTTTCATGGGGGTTGGGAGCGCCACATAAATAATATCAGAGTTGTGACAGACATCTCGTACACTGCCGCAAGTCGCTAAGTCATCGTTTTTGTCATATACGGCGATTGGATACACATCTTTCATGTTTTCGTAGATTGCGTTTCCAACGAATCCTCGTCCTATTAGTCCTAATTTCATGATATTACCTTATACATGTATGTTTATTATACCACTCTTTTCGAAAAGTGAAAAGATTTTCTTTTCGTTATCGAAATCATGACCCGCTGTCATGTTATAATTGTTAATTTCGTCGAAATAGTGCTTCTTTACGTGCGGATCGTAAAACGAAAACCCGTAACAATCAATCTGAGTGTAAAAGCGGAGCGCCATCAGTAGCCCTATAAAGCCGTTTGTAGCCTCTTTGCCCCCATTTAGCTTGTTTCCTAGCTTATAAAAGTCTTCATGAATGAAATAAACCTCATTTTTTTGTCTTACTTTGTCTAAAATGTGGGTTTTTCGCCACAATTCCCATGTAGGATCGGTCTTAAAAACGATGATTTCGCCCTCTATTTTGTACAAAAGCTCCCTATCAAGCTGCGGATGTCTCTCTTTTTGCTGCGCAAAGTAGGCACTATTCTCAATATTAAGGATACTGTGGCAGTTCATGAGGCGGAAAGTTGTGCGCGAACCACAATGTTTCTCAAACGATGTGGTTTTGGCGCCATTAAATCTAATCACATCGTCGCTAGCGTCAATAGCTGTACCATATTCATTATCTAATAAATTGCCAGAACTCCCAACGACAGAACACCCGTTGCCGGGTGTGAACTGTTGCTCTTCCATTACAAATGGAGTTTCTTTTATCTTATTCAATAGTTTCATTGTTGTCTGTTGTGGTAATAAATCGCCATCCTATCGCGAGTTTGCGACTTGAGAACGCCACCACCGTGCCATGCGTCGGTGTTTAAGATCAGCAAGTCTCCGACCGATGCGTTAATATAAATTTTGTCATCTTCTGAGTATTTTGATTCGTATATATCTTCGTAATCAATAAATCTATGAGAAAAGCCTTTCTTAAAACTGCTTTTGTGCTCTAACAACGTCTCTCGAACCTCTTTCCCCTCTGGGTGTGAGCCTGGTATAACAAATAATGCTCCATTATCCTCATCGGTCTCCTGTAACATCACGGCGTATTTGAGAGCAGGGTAGGGATCGAAGTGTAGCCATGAGTTGCGGGGCACTTCGTCGGCGTCGACAGCGTGTGACTCGTGAGTGGTGAAAATTTGCATGAGCTTTCTGTTGGGCGGCGGATAGAAATGATTAAGAAACCTGTCTAGGTGCTGATCGGCTGCAATCAAAGAAACCATTCGAGGAAATGTTTTATAGTATTTAGGGTTTATAATCCGCATCGATTTGCCGGTTTCGTGGACATTGTGCTTCCGGATACCGCCATAACCGAATTCGACGTTTGTGAAGTCTGGGATTTTATCATATACTGCAGATAGCTCAACGCGCACACTGTTAACGCTCTCGGCATCAAAATAGCCGAGTACCTTGAGGACGCCATGCTGCTCATAAAGTTCACAAGCGTTTTCAAAATTACCAACAAACTCTTCTTTAGTGATCTGAAACTCCATTAGTCCCCCTTAACGATTCTATAGCTATCTGTATCATAATGTGTTGTGGAAAACTCAAACAATTCCGAGTCTTCAAGAGCCACCATTTGGTGTCTAAGTCCACGATACACATGAAAGTTGTCGCCGGCATTTAAGATTAATTGTTTGGCGTTACCAAGATCATCTTCCTTAGAATAATAAATCATCATCTTTCCTGTCTGCAAATAAAACACTTCGTCTTTGAGCTTGTGGTAGTGCCAAGAACACCGCTTGCCGGCATTGAAGAATAGCAGCTTTCCGCAATACTCTTCATTGTTCACAATCCAGCGTTCCCAACCCCAGCCTTTGTCGACGTGCTTCATAGGAAGTTCGTGTCTATTGCAAGCGCCACAGACGATGTCCTTAGACTCATCTCCCATCTTACTTGGTAACCCAATCTTGGTAACCCAATACGGAGTAGCCAGTTTATCGCGGTGTACTTGCTCGAAATCGTTTAGAATTTTTTCGCCGGTACCCATGGCTGCATCAATAATTCTAATGTCTCTGACGAGCCTTATGAGACCATCAGGCTCAATAGATGCGGCTTGGTCGGACCCATACATGGACCGGTCCAGAGTGATGTGGCGCTCAACAGAAGTGGCGCCCATTGCAACAGCAGCTAACGAGATCTGCAGTCCTTTCTCGTGACCGCTATAGCCAACGTTCTTTGCATAGCGCCGGCGCAGCGTGTGGATCATATTCAAATTAGCGGTGCTATTATCGAGAGGATAAGCCGACACGCAATGCATTAACTCAAAGGGGCAATCGTGCTTCTTGAAAATCTCCACTGCGGCATCAATCTCTTCAAGTGTGCTCATCCCAGTAGAGATAAATGTGTGTTTGCCTTCGCTGGCGATCTCTTCTAACAGCTGTGTCACAGTAAGCATCGGCGACGCGACCTTGTTATATTTAAGATCGTATCGTCTCATAAACTTTTGACTATTGAGATCCCAACACGACACAAACCATTCGATGCCGTTCTTGCGACAATAATCATTAATATAATCAAAGTCTTCCTCAGAAAACTCAATTCCCTCTTTTTGCTGGAGGTACGTTGTACCCCATGGGCTCTCACGGGTCTTGGATAAGGTGTCAGGATCATACACCTCATGAATATCCCGTTTTTGAAATTTAACTGCATCGGCGCCGGCAATCACCGCTGTGTCAATTAGCTTCTTCGCAAGGTCGAGCGAACCATTATGGTTGATGCCCGCCTCAGCAATTATAAATGTGTGTTTCATATTGTCTCCTTGAAATATTTATTAATTTTAACATACATAAGTTGTGTTTTATATAACTCTCTTTATAAACTCTAGATCATCATAAGTGTCTATTTGGTAGCTTTCGCCTAAAGGCATTTCAACCACCCCAATCTTGCCTGAGAACCTGAGTCCGCTATCGATGAGGTGTCTTTTGGTGGTTATATAAAAAGAACCATTTTCAATATACACTTCGGGGGCGTCTTGGCGGCGGGGTCGCTTATGAGGGTCCCACCCGATTGGCTCCGATGGTAGTGATTTGGTCCATCTTGGAATCCAATGTTGAATATATGCACTAAAGACCGAGTCGTATTCAGCCATCATAGATAGTCCCTCGTTGATATATTTCGCTTTTAGGAGCGGCGATGTGGGCTGGATAAAAACTAGTTGTTCAAACTCTACCGAATTAGCGAAGTGAATGAGCGCGGACTCAGATGTACTGACGTCTGCCGACAACTCTGGTGGTCGTCGCAATACTTTAGCGCCGTTTAGGGCGGCGATTTGGGCTATCTCATCATCATCTGTGCTGACCCATGTTTCGTCAACCTCAGATTCAAGCGATGCCTTAATCGTGTAATGCAATAATGGCTTTCCATTGACGTCAACAACATTCTTGCGATAGATGCCCTTGGAGCCGCCGCGAGCTAGTATAACAGACACTACCATACAGTTTTGCCTCCATCAATAATGATATTTTCGCCGGTCATATATGAACTGGCATCTGAGCACATAAACATTATCGCGCCCTTGTATTCATCAATGTGAGACATTCGACCCATGGGGATGATGCTTGAAAGCTTTTTGTTGAACGCTTCTGGATGGTCGTTATATACCCCTGAAGGGCTTAGGGCGTTGACGCGGATGCCGCGGCTAGCGTAATAGGTTGCAAGATACTTCGTCATGCCGATTACTGCCCATTTGGCTGCGGAATATGTAATTGGTTTTACGTTCTGCTGGTCTTCTGCCAAACCCTCTTGGCGATAAAGCCTTTGGTCAGGTGCTATGACGCCCAAGTCGGACGAAATATTCAATATAACTCCGCCGCCATGTGTGAGCATCTTGTTGGCTGCAGCCTGCGAGCACAGAAATGTGCCGTTAATGATGGCGTCGATTCCCTCTTTCCAATATTCTTCTGTCATGACTTCAAAGCGAGATTCGGGTGTGAGTCCGGCATCTTTCTTTACTTTCGGATCTTTCGCGGCGTTATTAATAAGAATATCGATGCGCTGATGCGATTGGATTACTGCGTCAATTGATTCCTTATCTGTCACATCCATATATGTTGGAAGTGCTCTCATGCAGTCATATTTTTGATTTAGTCGTGTGGAGGTTGCTTGGGCTCTCTCATAGTCGCGATCAGAAATAATGACATTTCCGTTTTGTTCCATAATCGCTTCCGCATGTTTGGGACCAAGCAGTCCGGCGGCGCCAGTTATAAGCGCAGTTTTCCCAGTTAAGTCAAATAGATTTTTCATATATCTTCTCTAAAGTCTTTTTGTGTCTTAAAATTGTTTCAAACTCATCGCCGCCTTCGCGGGCAGTTTGAAGGGTATAATTCTCATTATAACCGCTTTTCCTCAAGAAAGCAAATATTTTATTGAAATCCGTGGATCCGGTGCCCGGTGTGACGGTGTTGTTGTCGACATCTCTATCTTTTAGGTGCACATTATTTATTTTATTAAAAAACATCCGCAAATACCGCTCATGATTAACTTGCATCGAAGTCATATTCCCAGTGTCGTATGTTAAATAAAAGTTGTCACGCAGATAAACGATATCTGCTATCACGTGAGCGATGTTTTCTATCTCGAATGAAAAATTAAGTGATGAATATATCTTTCCTATTTCAGTTATCTCGCTACAGAATATATCCCGTTTTTTAGTGTCTGTCAAGTCTGAATCTTCTAGAATTGGAATTGTTACGTTTTTGACGTTATTTTTTAAAGCTGCGTCACAGATTGGAAGAAGACTATCTTTCAGAAATTGAGCGTCTGCTATCCTGTTATCCACAAGGTTGTCGGCGCAAACAGAACTAATTGCATACTTTGTTAAATCAGTATCAAAAAAAGGATTGTTGTAAAAAGATTTGTGTGTCACAATCCACTCTATGTGTGTTAAACCAGCAACGGGCAGAAGAGTAAATTCTCTTTTCCAATCAACTGGGCATTCTTGGAAACCCTCAATAGGTGGAGATAAGCGCCCTTGAATAATACCAATATTCATTTTTGTACTTTCCCGCTCCATCCGTCCCAATCCGGTATAATAGGATAATGCCCGTTTGCTATATCGGTCACTGAAAGACCTTGGGAACGTATAAACTCACCAAGCCCTCCGGTGTGTTCCGGGTCCTCTAATTTATACCCATTCATACACAATTGACCAAGGCGTTCTTGTCCGGTATCTATTTCTTCAAAACCGGTTCTTGTAATATTTCTAAATCCTGCAATGTGGAGCATTTTTCCCAGCATTTGTGCGCTCCAACATGTACAGTGAGTTATCCCTCCTATCACGCGCCCATCCGGGGTAGCAAGATATAGATCACAATCTGTCGAAGTATTGTCGAAATTTCTCATAGGGTGAGATGTCACAAACGCAGCATTAGCGATAGCGTCGATGCCAAATATTGCGTACGTAAACGGAACTGTCCCTATTTTCCAGTCAGCGGGCTTCATCCACGGCTCGCGAGTCTTCTCGTGAAACAATTTATTAACAATGACATCCATATCGGGGCACAAAACTCTAATTTTTCCTCCGGGTTTCGTTTTCTTATAAAGCTTATGTAAAACTTGTGGCGCATATACAAAGGGAATATGTTCTATGACGTGAGACATGTATAGATATTCTACGCTATCATCTTCTACCGGCAACTCATCTAAAATAAGATTGAAACCCTCTCTTAAATCAAGGTTCGTCCAGCCGTCCATTTCGCGTTGTCCACCGATCTCAATTTTCATGTTGCAATCCAGCCGCCGTCAACAGAGATAGTTTCTCCTGTGACATAGCTAGCCGCCTCGGACGCAAGGAAAACTAAAATTCCTTGTAGCTCGCCGGCGTGTCCAGTTCTGCCGAGGACCGTGCTCTTATTGAGCCTTTCTAAGATCTTAGGATCTGGTGCATTCGTAGCACTATCGAGATTGGGGAACGCGCCGGGGGCGATGGCATTGCAGCGCACACCGTGCTCTCCAAGCCACGTTGCGGTGTATTTGGTAAGATGCACCAGCGCCGCTTTTGCCGCGCCGTAGGACGCAGGATTAAACGATGTGGTGCCTTCGTAGAGATGCGGGCTCGGCGATACGATGCCGTACATGGAGCTAATGTTAATGATAGAGCCAGTCTTGCGCTCTTTCATGTGTTCTCCGATAACTTGAGTGGCGAGCATTGGCCACCATACTCCGGATTCTAGTGAACGCATAAACTTTTCTTTAGGGATGGTGTCCAAACGACCATCTTGTCCGAAGCCGGTGTTGGGTCCGAACTCGTAGGCATTATTAACGAGGATATCCACATCGTGCTCTGCCACTATTTCTTCAAGTGTTGTTTGGAACTTTTTGTCATCATAAAAGTCGACGAGTTTGTAACAAGCGCGACCATCGCCATATTCAGTTTCGTATTTTGTGGTCTTGTTTAAGATCTTGTTGCCGCGACCTAGCAGGATAATGTTGCAACCAAAATCCAAGAGCGCCTTGCAAAAGGAGTCTCCGAAATAGCCAGCGGCGCCGGTTATAACAGCGGTCTTGCCTTCTAAAGAAAAAATCATTTTATTTCCAATCGTTAGTGTTTAAAGCTTTATCGTCGATGAACAGGTCATACTGGGGCTTTCCAAGCTTAAGATCGTGGTATTTGACACCCCAGTCATCTAACTGATTTCGTGTGGTATCAGTCCAGTCGATTCCGGTGGTTGTTCCCCGTGCTGTCCAATAAACAATTGTGTGTCCGTCATCATAAAGCTTATTTGCTTTCTTGATGTTTTCCACAATTGGTGTGCTCTCAGCATAATCACGAGATTCCGAAGGCTGTGCGATGGTTTCATCGATGTCAATGTAAATAATCATACCCTACGACTTCTGCCACCAATGCTCGGTGCCAATGTACAGCGCTGTTCCCTTATACGTTTGGTGAATCTTGTCCATTAGATCGTGTTCAATTCGATAGTCGTCGCATGCCTTGCGTGCACCTCTCCAATAACCATAATCATCACAGATAAAATAACCGCCTTGAATAAGCTTTGGGTAAAGTGCCTCAATCACCACTTTCGTAGGCTCATACCAATCTACATCAACTCTTAAAATTGCAATTTCTCCTAATTCTTCACCGCCTGTTAGCATTGTCTCATCTACCCAGCCGGGATACACTTGAAATGTATCTTCTTTTAGTTTCATTAAATCATAACACGTCTCATTGAAGTCGTCAAGATTAAAATTGCGTAGTTGGACGTCCTCTGCCATTGCGGCGGTGCCGTCGATCTTTTCTATCGCTTCTGACATTCCTTCAAATGAGTCAAACACCCAAGCTTTTCTGCCTTTTCCTTCTTTCTCGCACATATAACCAAAGAGGGCGCTGATGCCGCCTTTCCAGCAGCCGGCTTCTACAAAATCACCCTCGATTCCTGCTTCGATAATTTCTTTGGCTTTATCGAACGCATTGCGGGCGCGCCATTCAGGACATTTAGTTCTATTCTGCTGGGGTCCTATGACACTCCAAATGTGGTTAAAGTCTTCTTCTGTGAATATACTCATTTCATTAATTCCTTTATAAATATTGTCATTTGTTCTTTGCTGACGATATCAGCAGTAACCCCATTACCTGATTCTACATTCCACGGGACTTCTAAATAGTGTGCCGGCAATCTAAGGTTTAGCTCGTCAGTGTTGATCAACTCGCCGTCGAACTCGTTTCCATCTTTATTATACATCTCTTCAAACAATTGTTTAAGCTTTGGGATAGTTTTTATTTCACTTAGTTCCGCGGAAAGACTCTCAGTGTCTACTATGAGTTGGCTGCCTGCGTTCTCGGCTGCTTTAATCAAACTAAGATGGATGTTTTCATAATCAGTAAATTGGGCTGAGTTGGTGTCATTTAGGTGATCTCTTCCACCGCCTAATAGTCCTGCATAACAAACAACTGGGAGTCCACAGAGAAGGGCTTCGTGAATTACTCTAGATTCTCCCTCTGCTGAAGAGAGCAAACAGAAGGCTTTCGACGACTTATAAAAGTGAGCAATAGTTGAAGGGGAGATACCCAAAAATCCCAACTCGGGGCTGAGGCGCATTAGCGTAAATGATTCCCTCTCCTTGCGGTTAAACAATTGTTCGTATGCTTTTACAATATCTACAAAATGAGTCTCTCGTTTTTCATTGTGACACCCGGGCACCACCAATAGGACCTTAAGCATGTGCCCCATATCATAAAGCTTTCTAATGGCGATCAGAAACTGATCAAGCCTTTTCACATTCGCATTTCTGGAAATGTTGATAATATCCCAGTATTTAGGGATTGATTTATCTTCAGTAAAGTAGCTCGGTGTAAATGCTCGACTATTGTAGGGAATTCGATACGGTGTAGCTCCGTGGAACGATACCGTACTTTCTGCTCCCATGCAAAAATCTTGATATTCCTGCTTGTGAGCACCGCGTAAATTAGCCGCAGAACCGTAATGAACGCCGATGTAGTATAAATCGCGCAGTTTTTCAGGGATATAATTAAAAATATCCATTTCTTTGTGGGTGATCACAAAGATACCTTTTTGCTTTGTTTCTTTGTTGTACTTTTTAAAGATGTGTGCCATCACCTGCCATCCGTTTTAATAAAGTGTTCGGGCACAGGCTTTGTGAATTCTTTTTCTTCAAGTTTTTTAGCGAGACAGCAAATCATGGAATCGTTGGGGATCATTGGGACGAATGGGGAGCTTTCGGATGTAAAGATTAATTCATTTTCATCGGCAGCTTGCAAGTATGTGTTCCCGGGGCGCATGATTTGCCACCTGTTTCTATTTTTCTTTGTGTGTGTCCCAATCAGCTTTACTTCAAATCCATTAATCGGATAAATCTCTGAGTAAAGTGCTGGACTAAGTGAATAATATCCACGACCGTAGAAGCCGGTCAAATTTCCTGTGTGTAACACATAGCCACCGACCTTAACCATTTTCATAATGTTTTTAAAGACGGTTGCAACGTCAAAGCAACAGTATAGCGTACCAGAATCAATTACCCAATCGTATTTGTTGTGAAACTCTTCCGGTACATCGTTGTTTAAGTCAATCAAATGTGTCGGATCTCCATTAATATCAAATGTTTCAATGGTTTCGAATTTTGCGGCTGTTGCAAAAGCTTCGCGGCTTGGAGGATAGTGGTGTTTGCAGTCTCCCAATATTGCGCATGAATTGCCGGCAGGATCAAAATCACGAATATGATTTATTAACTCAAAGTCTGCTATTTCAATTGACATTGTTTTTCCTAAAAAATACACGCGCCGTTGGCATACGGGCGATTCATGGCGCTATACACATCGATAAAAGGCTTGAGACCCTTCTCATCAAAAATATAAAAGTTTTCAATGTAGCTGTCCCATGCGCTGTATCCCTTCTGGTGTTGTTCAGTATTGATAGACTGATAACAATTCAGCATTTCTTTCTTAGTGGCTTCGTCAACTTTAAGTTGAACAAAGAAGCGCGGCGGTGTTTGAGATAATCTCTCAGTTAGCTTGTGAGCCTCAAGCTCGCATTTTGCTATCGATATTAAATGAAGCCCTTTGTCTCGGCGTGCATCTGGCAGTATGGGGCAAAGCTTCACATACGGGATCGGCATAAACGAAAAGCATGCAAAAGGGACTTGGTGCTGTGCTGTGATCTCTCGCATGGTGTAGAATAATTGCATGTGGTTCATGTGCGTATGCTCGTCGCCATAGTGAGGGTGTGTAATCACCAAATCTATCTCACCAATTTCAAGACCAAGCTCTTTCAGTCCGTCGTTGAAAAATTGAGGAATCTCTTCTAATGCGATACCGCCCTTTTTGGGCAAATCATGTCCCATGATGGCATGTGCTGTTGGTTTTGCGATTTCCATCGCCTTTTTAAATTCATCACAACGATGCTCATCGTCGCGACCTGTGATACACATAACATAGGTTTCGATATTTTCAAATTGTGACAGTCCCGAAAGAGTGCCACCAGCCCACAGGCTTTCGTCGTCTGGGTGAGCTACCACAAATAATACTTTATTCATCAAAATACCTCAAAAAGACATCGACTGAGTTTTTAGACACTTTTCTAATCTCTTCTATCAATTGTAATCCATTTAATTTAAACCAGTCTTCCGAACATGCGCCAATAAGTGCCTTTTGTGTCAACACTTCGCAGTTAAGCATTTTTGCTTCAACGATGATTCTGCAACAGGTTTCTAAGTGTCCTGTCATAAAGACAAGTTTCTCATAAGCTGAGAGCTTCTTTAGAAAGTTGCGGTGGTCGCGGTCAGATATTAGCTCATATGGGATTTCTTTTTTCTCACAAAATTCCACGCATTGGAACTTCTTCTTGATGGGATTAGACGAATCCATAATCGCCGCTAGTCCATTCTTCTCTGGTTGAGTATTCAATTCTACAAGGTAATCAAGGTCTTCGTCTCGCCAAACGCTAGCACCAATTTTGTCTACATTCTCTAAGCCAGTGTTCTTTTTAAAAACGTCTAGAGCCAACTGAGTGAGGCAGATGGTGGCGCGGGCTTTGGCGAAAAACTCTATATTTGCCAATTCACTTTTAGGCGCTGTAAAATTCTTATAGAATATCGGGTTACGCTTCTGCAAATACTTGTGATCATGTTCGTATATCACATACCGATTATTTTCCATCATATGCTGCTTGCTCTGCGGTGATAATGCGACAAAGTTTGCCACTATAAAATTAGCATCTGAGTTCTCACTCAGAAACTCGGGAGTTACGTCGCGGCAATACATCTCTTCAACTGAGATATCTCTTTCCTTAAACTGCTGGAGGAGCGAGAAATCATTGAGTTCTGCTCCTCCGGTAAAGTCTTTATAGAAAAAATCAGCAACCAAATAGAACTTATTAGACATTAACCATTTCTTCTAACTCAGATAGCCATTCTTCGACTTCTTCATCAGGTTGATATACGTTTGATACAAACTGCTCATAAAGTTTTTCTGCAGCAAATCTCTTTTCTAGTTGTTTGGCATATTTGGTACATGCTGCTTTGTGTTTCTTGCTGTCTTCGCCAGTGAAATCATTATAACAAAGCCTCATTTTCTTTTTAGCGGACTTCTCGCGAGCATTCGCCCACATAGACTCGGCGATGATCACCCCGTCCCACACCACTTCTTGAGGTACTGGTTGAACGTCATATCCTACATTATAGAAATGTTCTTTATCGTTTTCGTCGCAAAGGAAATCCATTTGTCCAGACCAACCAACTGTAACCACTGGAAGCCCACTATAGGCTGCTTCGAAGAGCGGAAGACCAAAGCCTTCGCCGTGAGTGAGGAGCACAAATGCGCTCATGTCGGGGTGCTTGTAGAGGGCATGCATCTCTTGATCGGTCATATCTCCGTGTAATAGGTATATCTTACACTTTCGATCAGGAAAGCTATTGCGCATGGTTGCTTGCAAGTCTCGATACAATCGGTTACGATCTATTAAACAATTGCGAGCGATATTTGTTTTAAGGACAAACCCTACATCTTCATCATCATGAAATTCTTCTAAAAACCATTTAAGTGTGTTTTCTAAGTTTTTTCTTGGACCAAATTGGGCGACACACAGAAAATTAAACTTGGTTGTTAACTCTAAATCTAGTTTAGGTAGCTTTTTGTACTTTTTAACCGGATAATTAACAACCTCTATTTCCTTATCGGGGGAGACCTGTAGCATTGCAGGCTGTCCAGTACGAGTGTCCGTGCCGTGGTGTACGGTTTCCTTGAATCCAGTTTTCGAGTGCTCCGAAACCACAATTACTCTATCCATTATGTTGGCTTTATCAGCCCATAAGGGAGCAATCCGATTTGTTTCAATACCGGCAGTGTAACCAATGTTAACAGGTGCTAATTTCTCCCATTCATTGGGGATAGTAACTTGCAGGGACATGTCAAATTGGGCGCCGCTTTGGAGGTGAGCTATCGTTTTATGGACGGTCGTGTCAATCCATTTCCTTTCTTCGCTGGCTTCACTAATCCATGAGGTTTTACCCCAGTTCAAAGGCTCGATAAAAATATCAAACAGATCTTCTCTAGATCTTAAAGACCGTAGAGCAAAGCGAGCTTGCTCGCCGTAGCCAGAACGCGTTAATAGCGGTCCTTTTAGTAAAATTTTCTTCTTCATTATGCCACCTCCAACAGTTGCCATGTTTTATGATTTTTGCGAGTGTCCCATGAGCCGTGCTTCTCAATTACTTCATCAATTGTTTCAATCCAATTTTTTTGGAAGCTTTCAAAACTATAGTTTTCTCTCACGTGCGCCATTCCTTGAATAGACATTTTCTTATATGCTTTTTTGCTAGCATTTAAAGCTTTCTTTAGGGTGTCTGTAAATTCTCCCTGATTCATGCGGTCTTCATAGATATAGGGTACCTGTAGGGAACCAATAATTGCTTTACTTGAGGGCTGGATCCCCCAGCCAAACCAGTCTTTCCCGTTTGTAACCTGTTCTTGCAAGCCGCCTGTCATATTAACAATGATTGGCGTACCGCAGGAAAGAGACTCAAGAGTAGCTAGACCAAACCCCTCCGCATCCGCGATGTTGATGGTATAATCTGCTACATTGTAAAACACTGCTAACTCTTCTGGTGCTACTTTCTGTGTGGACAAAAGCACTTGACCCTCATTAATACCTAAATGATCGATTAGGTGAGGGAGATCTTGCCCATGGGGATCCCTAGCGTCTGTGTGCATGAGCAACGTTGCTTTGTCGTGCCCCACCTCGTCTAAAAATTCCTTGAACCACCAAATAATAGTGCCGCTCTGCTTTCGGCGAGCATTTCGGTTGTTCCAAAAAAACAATGTCTTATCTTGAGTTGTCTTTCCTTCTCCAAGAACTTGTTTGCGAACATCTGCTATTTTTTGCATGCTTTCAGGGTCTTTAAGTTTTTTGAATATGTCTGAATTCACAGCATGGGGAAGATAGCGAGAGGATACTGTCGGCGCAACCTTCTGAACTATATCATGGGTAACCTTTGAGATACAGACTACTTCGTCGGTAGACCTATAGAAATCACCATTGAACATCGGCGCTGGATGATTATCCCAGACATGGTAATAGACCATGGGACATACGGCACGTACTTCGTTTTCCATTTCCCACAGCCAACCATAAAAACGCGGATCGGTCATAAACCACAGAAGATCTGGCTTCTCTTGCTGCAACACTGAGCGGATTGCTTCTTCGGTCCCATAGCCGTCGACGGGATAGATCACCCAGTCGGTGCCATATGGCTCAACAGAAGTGGGCTCATAATTATCGTGTTTCATTGCGCCGCCCAAACAAACAAACTTGTATCTGCCGGTTTTTAGCATTGTCTCAATAAAATACTTGGTTTGAGTGCCGACGCCCGAGGGCGAAAGCGGATGGTCAGAAAGGACCAAAATCTTCTTTTTTGTCATTTATTCCTCACGGACAGTGTTCTGTCCTATAAAATTTACACCCGTATCCCGCTGTGCAGGATAACTTGTTCTTAATATACCGCTTTTTCTTAATATTGTATAGCGCCATATTTAAAGTTTTTAAAGCATTCATTGTTTTTTGTTCTCCAGATGTAACACGGAAGAACTCAACACGATTTTTCTTTGCTGTTCTTTTAAGTAGTGCGAAATGTGTTTCTACATTCTTTGGATCTACACCCATTTTCTGGCAAAAGAAGTGTTTGTACAGCGTAAGCTGATATGTCACCATCTTGTCGCTTTTCTTGCGAGAATCCCAACCCCAAGAGCAGGTTTTCCAATCAAAAATGTGGACCTTCCCATCGGGGGTCGCGACGATTGCATCGATATATCCCTTAAACTTGTATTCTTCTTCGCCTTCAATTGGTTCATAAAGCGGCATCTCCACCGCCAACACTTCATATTCTTCAAAATATTCGTTTAAAGCTTCTTCAATTTCAGGAATAATCTGTTTTCCTTGCGACCGCATTTGTTCGACAAGATTGTTATCAATTTTGACGTCATCGTCTAGTTTTTCTAAACAATCTTCGAATTCTTGAATGAAAAAATCATCGTCCACTTCTTCTTGAAGCAACTTCTTTTCGCATACAGAATGCATGGCGGTTCCAAATGCGGTGTATGCGTTGCCTTTAAATCCATCGATTCCATCGATACGAGTTAGTTTGTGGTAGAATGCGCAATGCACCCAGTCCTTAAGTTCAGAGTAAGAAATATGAGGCATGTGCCCTCCTTAACATAGTTCACTTTATATTATAACCCCTTCAGTACGGGGTGTCAAGTTTTTCTTGCTCATAAAGTTCAAATATTTTTTTATATGCTTCTGGGCTGATCTTCTTCAGATATGCATGCCCGTTAGGTTCAATATAGAAATCTGTGAACGCCGTCGCGAAATACTCTCGTAGCGACGTCGGGGCGTATGCATTGATGAACAACCCAAGGCAGTATTGTCTTAACTTATCATAGCCCACCTTTTTCAATAAGAAATCGTCGAACTTTTTATCGTATTCTACGTCTTTAAAGAAAGATTTTGGCGCTTTAAAGCCTTCAGCCCACAATATGTCGTGAAGGCGGGCGCGTTTTTGTAGAAACTCTGCCTTAATTTTTTGATCTCCATAGATTTCGTACCCATATGGACCCTCCAGCGAGTGAGCCACTTCGTGGATTATATCATCAATCATATCTTCTTCGTCTGTTTGAACATTCGAAATGTATAGGGCGCCGTCTTTGTAAGCAGCGTTAATATTGCGATCTTCGAAATCATCGAAATCACCCACAATCACCATCTCTACTTCAGAAAGCATCGCATGCGGAAGTGTGTTCTCTACTTTATTAACTACTCTTTCGATATTTATTGACGCGTCAATAAGGGGATCTTTAATATAAACATGAAGCCCACTGGATGTGTAAAAATCAGAGTTTGGCTGCTGTAGTTTCTTCTGGTTTTCCTGCAATAGTTTTATATGCATCATCTAATCCTAATTGATATCCTCTGAGAAAATTCTCTTCTGCCACTGCAAACACAAACTCAGGAAATTCTGCTGCCAGAACTTCAGCAATCATACTGACTGTGACTTCTTCTTGTTCCATTTTAGAGCCGGCATAGTTTACCATAAATGTTTTTAATTCCGATTCTTCGTTGGGTCCAAATGTCATTGCCAGCATGGGATTTTCGTGTACTTCCTCTTCTGTAATGACTTTTTCTGTTTCTTGATTCATATCATCTCCTTTAGTTATTTATAACATGATTTAATTATTAATTATAGTACTTTTGATGCAATCGTTGCCAATTCAGAGCGTTCGCCTTTTTTAAAGGTCATGTGCCCAGCAATTGGGAACTCTTTAAATTTTTCGATTGCATGCGCGAGACCATTCGATGTCTCATTGACATATACATTGTCAATCTGTTCGATATCGCCCGTTAAAACAATTTTCGTTCCTTCCCCGATACGAGTAATTATAGTCTTAATTTCGTGTTTTGTTAAATTCTGTGCTTCATCAATCACAATGAAAGCATTTGATATTGAACGACCGCGAATATAAGTGAGAGCCTCGACTTCAATTTTACCTTTTTCAATATACATTTCTAACGAGGACCTGTCCCCCATTAGAAATTTTAGATTATCTTGAATTGGCATAAGCCATGGCATCATTTTCTCTTCCATTGAACCCGGGAGAAAGCCAATATCTTTACCGAGGGGCTGCACTGGGCGCGAGACAATCAAGCGGGAATAATGATTGTTTTCAGCGCGAAGTCCAATTGTCTGTTGCAACCCCGCTGCAATTGCTAACAGGGTTTTACCAGAACCTGCTCGCCCAACCAGTGACACAATCTTAATATCGGGATCCATTAGCATGTCGATTGCAAACGCCTGCTCCTTGTTCCTTGCGTCAATTTTCCAGTCTACTATGTTCTTGTGAAGAATGTTTTTCAAGGGCGTGTGATGGTTCACAAAGCGCGCTAAGGCGGACTTCTTCTCATTGGCATTGGAAATCATTAAGATATATTGATTTGGATGCCATCGAGAACCAATTTCATCTTCGCTTATCGTGATATCTTCGCCGTCATAATAGCGATCAATAATCTCATCATCAAACGTTTCAACGATAAAGCCGTTATATAATTCTTCAGATGAAGTTACGGCGTTCTCAGAAATGTATTCTTCGGCTTGGATGCCAATTGAATCGCAGATCACGCGCATATTGATATCGCGACTTACTACAGTGGTTTTTCGGTTTTCACAATCGGCTTGAATTGCTTTGGCTGTTGCAATGATCGTGTGATCAGGCAGCCGAATATCTAAGTCAGGTGGGAATATAACATCTTTAAGGATAGAATAGGATACTACCTTAAGAATGCCTTTGCCTTTCTCTATCCGAACACCTTTTTCTAAAGAACCCTTAACTCGAAATTCATCTAAGAATCTGATGAATTGTCGGGCGTTTGAGCCTACTGAGTCTTGTCGTTTTTTGTGACTATCGACTTCTTCCAGCACCTTGAGGGGGATAAAGATATCGTGATTGCCAAATTTAAAAATTGCGTTTGCGTCCGTTAAACAAACGCTAGTATCAAGCACATAATTTCGCTTAGCCATGTAAACCCGCTCTTGCTATATTAAATAGAGCATTATGGCAAATGTATCGATACTTCATCGATCCACTGCTCATAAAATCGTTGTTGCGCCTCATATCTCTTTACTGCTTCATATAGAACGATGTTGGCGGTCTGTGCAGTGTTCAAACAAAATCCCACGCCGGGCATTGGTATGTTAATGATATCGCTGCGATTTAAAATTTCTACGGGTACACCTGACTGCTCGTTACCCACCACCAGTGCCACGGTGCTAGAAAAATCGAAACTATAATCAACAATGGATGTTGAAGCTTCGTGTATCTCTGCAGAAACGAGTTTAAGCTCGTGATCTTGTGTATAAGCCAAGAACTCTGACGGTGTAGTATGCTGTATAATTTTGATGTAGTCATAAAGTGTTCCGGATAGGGCGTTTAAGATTTTACGTTCAGGTACTGATCCTATGACGTGGACGGCGCTAGCGCCAAAGCACGCAGCGCTTCGTATAAGAAACCCAAGGTTACCGTCGTGCTGGAAATTAACACACACAAGGCTAATAGGATAAGTCTTCGCTTTGTTTTCTTTGTCATTGTATCTTTCTCTTCTTGTTTTTTCTCGGTCGGGCATTTTTCACCTTCTTTATTATTTCGTCTTCAAAGACGAATGTTTGGATATCGTCTGGAAATTCATACGGTATCGACCAATTCTTTCTTAGCATAGCAGCTTCTTCTGGTTTTGTCAAGCAGGCATCCCACCCCACATAACCTGGCCAGTCCATAGAGTTCCCCTTGCGAGGCTTGACTACATGCTTCTTTATTAATTTTACATGTATGGGGGGCATATCCAAAGTGTGTCTAGATTTAATCAAGACAATATCATTTTTTTTATACATATCTATAAGGGGGGAGCCACCTGTCAGACTTGAACTGACGACCTACGGTTTACAAAACCGTTGCTCTGCCAACTGAGCTAAGGTGGCACAACAGTCACATCTTCATACTCATGAGTAGTGCCGATGTTTTTTCCGATTTCAAATACTGATGTGTTATGCGGAATGATAAACACTTTTAGAAGATACAAGTACATCAGTGCTGCGCAAAGCATTGATAAAATTGCTTGAAAAATCCTATCGCCCATATAATAGATAGGGCGAAGATTTTAAAGTGGAGCGGGAGACGAGATTCGAACTCGCGACAGCCACGTTGGCAACGTGGGGCTCTACCGCTGAGCTACTCCCGCGAAGTGGCTGGGGCGACTGGACTCGAACCAGTAACCTCCCGGGTAACAACCGGGTGTCCTTGCCTGTAGGACCTCACCCCAATAACGACTTTTCTGCATATGACTAGGTAAGTCGCCAACCTTCGCCTGCGTGACCACCGGCGACCGCGTCCTGCTTATAAAGCGAGCAGAACAGCGCTGTCTCACGAGTTCAGAGTTAAAACGCCATCAATTGTTTGTACCGATACTTCCCAGTTGCTGAGATATGGTGACTCGGTAATGATATCACCTGCTGGAATTTGCACTTCTGCACTTAGTGTACAGAATCCACGCTTATGATCATATTTCTCAGTAGAATATTCAATGAATTCTTGATCGTAGAAATTCTCGGCGAGAGTGTCGGCAATATATTCTTCAAACGCAAAACTGCCGCGCTCATAATCATCTAAATATCCATCATCGCGAAGAGATTGCAAAACATTCCCGTTCCAGCGTGTCGACACATTTAAGCCGGGGATGGCAATAAGCTCTGCGAACGTACTTACAACATCGGTTTCCGCTATTGCCGTCTCGATTTCAGTTTCATTGTGCACAAAGACGTCTGTTCCGCTGCGATAACTCAGGGTCACCATAGCATCGTCTTTGAGTTTGAGGCTTTTAAGTTTCTTAGAAAGCGACATCTAGAAGTGTCCTCCATCGATGCGCTCGGTCAGATATGTTACATCCTTGGCAACGTTCGACTTAAAAACATTAAGTTCAGTCTTAGTTACGTGCAACTCGTCTACAAGGCGGTTAATCCTTGACTTTAGTGTACCGACTTCATTCTTCATGGTTTTAACTTGATTAATCAAGTCTTGGGTTTCTTTGCTTGTGGGCATATTTTTCTCCTTTAGAAAATAGTTATTAGCTCCCAGATGGGAAGCAGTTATATTACTTTTGATAATATATCACACAGAAAGTATCCTGTCAAGGACAAAATTACTAATTCCGTATACAATTTATAGTTAAAACTCATACAGTGCTATTGCTCTTCTAGAATTACCTATCGGAGGTCTTCCCTTTAGTTCTCTTGGGAGGCATCTCAAAATCTCTAACTTTTCGGGTTAAGTTCAGCGAACTCTCTAGTTTCTCTTCTCCGCCGATACCCCATAATAATTTTACACCAAGCTCTTCACAAACATCTTGCTCTGGAGTGTTTGATTTTCCACGATCTCCGCCGTTGGCAAAATAGGTAGGTTTAAGGCGCCGGATAGCTTCGCACACCGTCCCATCGGTATCATCAACCGAGTCTACTAATATAACGCCTTTAATCGCATTAAGAATCTCGATTCTACGTTCGAATTCCATGAATATGAATCCCTTCTTTCTATAGAGCCACTCATCCGAATTAGCTATCACAATAACGTCGCCATATTGGGCTGCAGCCCGGATCATGCGGATGTGACCGGCATGTACGGGGTCGAAGCCACCAGAGACTATTACTGTTGGTTTATCGCTACTCATATTATTTCCTTAATTAATTTGGTTTCTGATAATGTATGTTCCCGTGCTTTCATCCCACACGAGCTTTCTTCTCGAAAGCTGATTAATGGCATACTGGCGCGGGGTTATTGTGTCGATCACCGGGATCGGCTGTTTTGCGTCTATTATCGATTGTATTCTATTATTAATTATTTGTGTTCTAAAATTTTCTCTTCGCCTAAATTCTAAAAATTCAGCAATAAAGCATCCGATAACACCCAAGCAGATACCCAATGCTACCGATAGCATAAAAAACATTCATTGTGCCCTCAATTATACTGCTATCCAGTGTCTCCAGTGTCTTCTGGCTCTTCAAAGTACAAGTATCCAACTTCTACTAAATCGCCTCCGGAGGGGATCACAGTGAAATAAATAGTGTTGTCCGAAGAATCGTAATACCAATCGTGATTTAAAGAGCCATTTATAAACACCCTAATCGATGACGCAGGATCTGGCGTGTGCGTAAGCTCAATAGATTCTTTGGGTTCGATGCTGTTAGAGGCGTCGGTTACGCCGGCAGACCAATCTTCATCGCAAATATCTACAATTGTGCCGCCGAAGTAGTTGGTTGCTTCCATGTATCTGTCGCCAACATCGATAATACTAGGGGGCGAATCACACAAAGATTCAGCCGGGTCTTTATTAATAACACTAGCAATATATGTGGAACCGGGACTTCTTAGGTTAGAATACCACCATGTAAAATCGCTGACATATGGGAAGTAATTGTTGCTTTGTTCCTCTTCATCCGAAACAAACACAATTAGTAATGCCGCGGTTCCCGGGCGCATCCATGTATGTGAGTATGGATTATTAACAATATATTCGTACGCAGAATCGAAGCCGTGTTCCCAGCCTCCCCTGCACATCATGTTGTACATGTCCGTGGCGTCGTCAATATCGTCGCCGGGTACCAATGGAAAATTAGCTTCTCCAGCCGCACATGAAGGGTGGTTGGAGATCATATTCAGGCGCCAGCCTGATGCTGGTAATGCATTTAGCATGGCTTCGATCCCAGACAGCAATTGAGGATCGTATCTAAACATCGAACCAGAAGTATCGATAATCCAAAGAATGTCAACGCCGTCCGTTGCTTGTGATTGGGTGAATGAATCAACCCAAATCTCCCCATGTTCTACCGGTACTTCAACTTCTATATAAATAGGAACCTCAACATACTCAGTGGGTCCCGGTACCTCTACTTCTACTTCGACGTACACTGTCTCTCCGTCGGTACCAGTTACAATCGCGTAATCTGGCGACTGGCAGCCCGCGATCATGCTGACTGCGACCAAAAGCAGTTTTTTGATCGATTTGAGTGCCATCCCTATTAGTAGGTAGGGGTGGTAACGGGAAAAAGTTGCGATTCCTTAACTTTTTTTATTTTTCCCTCTCCATCTATAAAGATTCGATAATCATAAATGTCTTTTTTTGAAAGAACCTCTAAAATAACAGCCCTTTTTCTTTCCCCGGATAAAAACTCACTTTTTGAATCCGGGAAAGCACAATAGAGAACCCATTCATCTGTTTTATAAATTGCCATTGGGAGCCGCCGTTATGATATTATATAAAACCGCCGGCGATAAATCACAACGGTCATAAATCTTAATCAGTCTCCAGTCAATTACACAGCTAATTCTGAGGGCATATGCAATCCACTCGCTACAATACCACTTATTTCGGCGTTTTACGTGAAAAGGCAGAAACTGTGATAACAGCATGCCAATCCAATCGTAGTGACAGCCTTCTGTAAAGTCATAGAACTCTTTTATGACATTAACCTGTTGCTCAGTTACCTCAATTTCGACGAATTCCCAATTATCTTGATTTACGTGTTCTTTGTTTCTAGCAGCAACTCTTGAGGTTAAGAACGGGCTAATGCTAATCCACGTTTTTTCATCTGGCAGTATTAGTTCAACGTGGCTAAAAGGACTTTTTGTCCACCAACGAATAACTTTGTTTTTCCAATTTCCTTTGCCTCTAAAAAAAGCAACTTTTATCTTCATCTCAGCTCATAATCCCAACTATTATAGGTTTCCCTGTCAATAGTATGTATATGTTTTATTTCTTTTATTCTCCATCTTCTAGAATTAATTCTCCCACCATAGAAACTAATTCTACAAAACACGAAGGTAATGTTTCTGTGTGGCGATATCTAAACCAGAATACTGTGAGTCTATCATCGCCCGAATCAATCCATTCAAGGTCTTTGTAACCATTTCTCACAACCTCCACAACGACCCCATACATGGGGCGACCGGGCGACACCGTGATCCAATGCCTCTCTCTAACAATGTCCCCAATTTCAAATTGGAAGTATTCAACGTCATAATCCACATATTATATAGGTGGTGGAGACGGCGGGAGTCGAACCCGCGTCCAGAATAACTCTAATTCTAGTCATTCACAAGTTTAGTCATGTTTTGATATTTTGCAAACCAATATCTGCTGCGAAACTGACAAAAGCAGAACGATTTAATCTAATGTCACCCCGAAGGGCATCGTCCTTTACATTAGATGGTTTTTTGATTTTTGCAACTTATCTGTTGTTTTGCTCAAATTGGATAGAAGGTTTTGAGCGACCTCCCGATTAAGCCGCTAAGCGGACAGATTCGAAGTGATTATTGTTATTAGCAATTATATTTTGTATCTGCGTTTTAAGTCTGCTGGTACGTTTGACTACTTGCACTATTCCTCTTTGTTACCCTGTCGAAACCATTTCGTCCCCTTTTTTCTTTCTTATTTTTTTAACAATTAAGCCCATGGGTGTCCCATTGTCGGAATCAAGCCAAATTACAATTTCATTATTAGCTTTAAACGACGGTAGTGTGCTCCGCTCTGTTCTCGCGTAATTAATTTTCTTTTTGGCTGCTTTTAAGGCTGCAGCTTCTGTAGAGTGTTTACTGATGAATTCTCCCATAATATAGTGTCCATCCCACTTATATACTTTCCACATTTCTCGCTGCTCCTTTATAAATACCGGTCGGTGTGGTTTCTTTTGCTCACCACCTGCTATCCCATAGTTTAGTTGGTTTAAACCCTGTGTTTTGGAGGCACATAATTAGGCATGGTGCCACGCGTTTTACCCTAGGACCGACCGGGTTAAGAATTTCAAATATCAATATTGTATTTAGTACATGATTTCTTAAATTCATCATAAGTTAGTCCAAGAAACCTAGCGGCGCTTTTTTTAGAGTTGGTGGTTGAGATAGCAAATTTTAGTAGAGCATCTTTTACAATATACCCTGTTTGGCGCCAAATGTCAAACCCAAAAAGCCTATTATTTATATTATTGCAAGAAAGCTCCAGCTTCACAGCGATTAAGTCTTCTAGGGATAAATTACCAATCCCAACTAAAGTTTCATCTGTGAGCGAGCTTTGATCTTTAAGCTTTGTGATTATACTAGTATTAATAGAAGTTGATTTATTAGTTTTAGCTTTCATAATATAATATTATTAACTATCACATGCCAGCACAACTTTAGTTTAACGCTGGTTTTAGACTTTGTCAAGCACTTTTTTAAATTAAATTTCTAAATCAACTTCTAAAACTGGCTCTTCATCGGCTGGTACAGCGTCTGAGGCGTCTTGTTTGGCGGTATCGTAAGCTTGATTGGTGGGTTCACTAACATCGCCTGATAGCTCTCCTTCAAATTTGTCAAAGTATAGCTTCAAGTTCGCGATCAGGTAGTCATAAAATAATTCTTGGTCTTCAGGATCCGACAGTAACTCGTAGGAGTCAATAACACTGCTTTCAATTTTCTTAAAACTCTGATAAGCCATGTTCCTACCAGTTTCATCACCTTCGATACCAGCACCAAAGCTATCTCTTGGATCCTCTTCTTCTTCCTCTTCTTCAGCTGATTTTTCAGCATCGGTTCGGATGTCAATAAACTTATCATCGTCAGATGGGCTTTCATCACCAATTTCGATCTCGATTTCTTCCTCGACATCAATTTCTTGCAATTCCTCGGCTTCATCGCCGGCTTCGTTGTTTGCCATGGCAGGAGTCAATGTATTAACCACAGCATTAACGATATGCCCGCGGAACGAGTCTCTCTGTTCAGTATTTGTTGTTAAAGACTTGTAATCTGTCTCCAAAACTGGTACAATCTTCTTAAGGAGTTCTTCCAGAACATTAATTCCGGTGGACTTGTTAGGTGTTGGGTCTACATCTGGCGTCTGCGCCTCTTGTAACATCGTTCGGAATTCGTGTTGCATAAGGGCAACAACTAAGTCCTTGAACTTTTTTTGCTCATTAAGCTTTTTATCCTTGACATGACGCACCAAACGTCTTATATTGTGTCTTAGATTCTTCTCATTCTGGTTCATTGTAAAATGCCTCTTTCCATAATTAGTCTCATTACTTCATCAACGGTATCTATGTTAATATTTTCTCTTCTCACCATCTTCTTTTTCTTTACCGGTGCACCTCCGCCTTGTATTGCGCCTGCTCCAGCAGCAGACATTTCAGCCATCGGTGCACCAATGCCGAGAATGGAGAGTAAATCAAACACATTCTCCTCGCCGATGAAATCTTCCAACTCTTCGATAGCATTGGGATCTTCCTCTGCCGCTCCAATAAGTCTCCTCATGTCGGTAGCGCTGTATGGTTCCCCACTGGGACGTGCGACTGGCGCCACGGCGGTTGACCTTGGATCACGCAGCGTTACACCATCTTTAATATATTTTTCGGCTCCCTGCCAACGCTTCCAATCACCGCCTTTGGTGCTAGCACCCAGTATAACTTCTGTGTCGGGCTCTAGAGGACCATCCTTTCCGATATACTCATATGCTGCCGTTAAGGGAGACGCATGGTCGGATATCTGGACGCTTACGTTTGGCAGGTCGCCTACTAACAATTCCCAAATCTTAAGCGAATCTTCCGCTGTGATCTCTTTTCCGTTTGGAAGGGTGCGCCCGGACTTTGTAGGTCGAGAAATTATTACTATGACCTCATCCGCCTCTTCAGCGTATGCGCGTACCATGCCAAGGTGTCCCTTGTGAGGTGGTTTGAATGCACCCGGAACAACAGCAATTGTTTTTGGAAAATCTGAATCCTTTACGGGATCGTCGTCTTCGTCTTCGATTTCTATGTCAAGCCACTGATCCTGATCCATTTGGTGTCTTAATTCATACCATTCGTCCGCTTCTGAATCCCAAGGAGGCAACTCATCACCCTCTGCTTCGTCGAGCGATTGGGCTGCTTGAAAATTTGAACTCATCCCTCCTAGAATAAAGTCTCCTGTAATTTTTACAGGGTTGGGTCCAAAGGTCTTCTCATCTCTGAGAACCACACCTTCGTGATTAATCACATCTCCCATCGGACTGGTGAGGGCGCTTAGGATGCTGTTGCCTAGTATGCGTGTAGCGTGCATTATAATAGCACCATATATAGCTGCCTCAACATCTGCGTCTTCTACTATGTCCACTAAAGGAACTGAGCCGTCTAGAATGGCTTTATAAAGCTCTTTGTGCAACGGGTGTGTTTTCTTCCCATTTTTTAATTTTACCGCTTTGTAGCGGGGGTTGGTTGCTTCCGATAGCCACTCCCCTAGCGATTTTGTGATTTCTCTGTCTTCTGATAACTTTACAGTGAACGGCTCTGACATAGCAGGCGCAAAATCTACATCAACATCATCCAGCCTTTCAGTTGGAACTGACCCATATACTTGAAATCCATATTCGTTAGCTATAGGATTTAGTTTATCAATTAACTCTTGCATGGTTTCAGGATTATAAGACACTTCATGGCTGGGAGCTTTAACGCCCTCCGGTCGCTCGGCGCCGGGTCGCATATTGCCCTTGCTGGGTCCAGATTTAGCTGTCTTTTCATAAAACTGATTTAATCCGTGGATGGCTAGAAAGTTTTCGTCGTATTCAGTGACGTTAGTTGTACCTTCTACATATTCGGTGTTAAGAAACATAGAGGGGTTCTCCCACATTCCTAAATCCATTAGTTCATCCTGAATGGAAGGTAGAGCGGTATTTAGGATTGTGAGCAGTGAACGAATTGCCGGGCGCATGCCGTGACCTTCGGGGAACCTATCATCAACACGGTCCATCGTGATACCTTCAATGTCAATATTTTTGAGGGATCCACGATCAACAGCGAATTCATGACCGCGCTCGGTCTCTACTACTTTAAAGGAAACGTTCACGCCGTCAATCTTGACCGCTCCCGCTCCCTTATCTTCGACAAAAGCCTTAGCTCTTTCAAAAAAATCAATGAGATCATCACCGGTGTTAACCCAGCTTAAATCAAACGGATGATTCATGTGTCCTGCAGCACCACCCATTTTAGCTCTCCTTGTTCTCTTCTAATATCTTAAGCTTATCTTGAAGATCTAAGTTTTCATTTAACATACGCCGCGCATACCGACGCACCTCGCTTAAATGTTGTTTAGCTAATTGTATGCGCCGCTTCTCAGAAACTGTGCGAGGCTTCAAATTAGAGATGATCTCTTGTAATCCTTGAATATAAGTAAAAATAGTTTTTTCATCTAAACTTTCGTTTACAAGAAAATTTCTCCATTCTGAATCTAATGACATATCTGTACCTTCCGTTATTATTGTGAATAACAGGCTTTGAATAAAACGATTTTGAAGCTTCTTAAGCTCAATTTTTACCTTTACCTGTCATTGTAAATCTATCCTTTGCGGTTCTTAATAGCCTCTTTAAGGGCTTTTTGAACAAGAGCACGAATGTGCTTTTGTCTCTCTGAGAGATCTGATTTGTGCTGCTCCATATCGCGCTTGCCGGGAAACGAGTCTTCTTCTAATTCGTCATCATCCTTCTTCTTCTTTGCCTTGTCATCGACAGGGCGCCCAGTACCATGCGGCTTTCGACGGTTGCGAGGATCTGGGGAACCAGCGCCCACACCGCCAACCTCTTCTAGCTCGTCACCCTCTTCGTCGAGGCGCCTACCAGCTGTGTCACGACCACCAGTCCGGTCTTTCAAATCCGATTTGCTCTGCTCATCGATGTGGTCCTCATCATAATCTCTATCATGCTTGAGGGCGTCCAAGTGATGCTCAATAGCTTTAATGTGGTCTTCGTCGTGCATCTCATTATCTTTGTAATGCTCGCCTTCCTCCTCACCAGAGTCTTCAGAAATGTTACCTTCCTTCTCTCGCTTAGAGACATAATCCTCTTCTTTTGCTTCCTTATCGGTAAGCTCGCCGGCGGCTCCGCCAACGTCTTCGTTTAATTTGCTTAGGTCCATTTGAAAGCCCCAAGCTTCTGTAAGGAGAGTTTTGATTTCTCCGTTTTTCCAGTCTTTAGTAGACATCTTTATTTCTCCTTTTTGTAGATGTTCAAAATAAATAGTACTTTTTATGCTGTCTTCCCAATCTCGGAAGCACATATTTCCCATTTCGTATGCTTCACGCTCCATTTCGCGTAAATGTTCGTCGTTTTGTGCGTACCCTTCCCCCATTTCTCCCACTTCATCGAATTGACCACCACAGTTCTGTTTGTGGTGCACCAGTTCGTGTGAAATCGACCGCATGACATCTTTTGGATGTCGTCCGGTAATATAGACGGTGATTGTGCGTTCGCTAGGATCGTAGTACGCAGTTTTGCCAAGCGGGTTTTTTGCGTTTGCCGAATCTCCTTTCAAAAATAATTTAGGAGGATCGTCAAACCCCATTCTTTCCTGTGCAAATGGTAAAAATTGTTTAATCATAGGACTAATAACATCAATCATTGCTTAAGAAAACCTCTTTTTGTTCGTCAGAGTACCAAATATACTCTAAATAGTTCCCAAATGGGTCTTTTACATATACTCCGATAGTTCCATCGCGATGGTGGATTACCTTGCCTTTATCTAAAGGCAAGTCTTCTTTTGATTCCACTAAGACTGCCACGTGTGCCCATGGGTAAAACTTCTTGTCAATTAATGCAAGATTGGTGTTTTTTACCCTTAATCTTATATATTTGGAATCACGAAAAGTTACTTCGGCGCCCGTATGCTCAATATACCATTCTTCTGCTTCTTCAAGGTTATCGACACGAATAGCAATGTGATCAACTATCATCATATGTGTTCTCCTGTGAGCGGGATACCAATCGGAGACTTAGTGAAAAGTGTTCCAATTCGATGTGGTCACCATTCATGGGCATTACCTTAGAAATTGAGACCATTCGGTTTGTGCGTATTTCGTTTTTAATCTCAGTTATAATTCCGTAGTTGTAGTGCCAGCAGTCCTCATCGCTATTCCACGTAGACCATTCAACCAAGTCTCCCACTTCTAACGCCTCAGAAGACAACTCTCCAAAAGAGGGTCTTTCATCCATCGTATGAAACCACCCATGCACATGTGCCTTCAGATAGTTTATCGCGCATCCACTCAAAGGCTTCATCTTCATTGGTATATGGTCCCTCTGATGTGACTTTTTCCGTTTTTGCCTCGTAGGTGTACACTAAGAATAACTCTTCTCCTGCGCGGGTGAGGGTTGACCCATGCGAACGAACAAATGTCCTATTTCGTTTGGCGTGATTCATTGGAACTGTCATAATTAGACAATTCGCAAGTTATCACTGTGTAGCTTTTTGTTTTTCTATCGTAAACCGAGAACTCATTCGAAACTTCCATGGTTTCGCATTTCTTGTCGGTTAAATTTATAACTTCAAATTTATATTTTTTCATGTTTCAAAAATGAATGTTGTTGTCTCTTAATTGGAGCATGCAAACAACAGATAACAAGGTAATGACTGTGAACTCAAATCCCCACGCACCGTAACAAACCCATGCGCTGATTAAAAAAAGTAATGATTTCCAAAACTTATTAAATCTAAATAACATTATTCAAAACCTATTTCCTCTATTTCTTCGGGCTCTATTAAAACTATATCTCCATAAAGAGTATAAATCAAAGTTCTCATTTGTGTATCATAATCTTCTTCGATTACATATGCCGAGATCCCCCGGGCAACCTTAATAAATTTTTTATTGTCTACCGAAAGACAATAGAGAACACCAGACCCTTTTATACGATATTCTGGGAGCAATTCCATTTCAGTATCGGATACTTTTCCAGATATTTGTCGGATTACTCTCTTTATTCTTTCTGTAAGTTCAGTGCTATTCCCCATATTTTAACTAGGATTTAGCAAACACAAAAAAGCTCCTTCGGCGCGCCGGTTGAAAGATTGGAGAGATAAAAGGTACATATTGTTAAGCTCTCCGAACATATCATCTTCTTTTTCCATAAAGAATTCTTTGTTATATGAGGTCCACTTGACGATAAAAGCATCCTGTTCGGAGCGCAAGATCACTCCCACTTTGAGTATCAAATCTTGATTAGGGTTTTTCTTGGCTATTAAATCACCAACTTTAAAATTATACATACGACAATGTAACCGCTTCATGAGCACCTGTCAACTAAAAAATATCAAGACCCCATGCCATCGCGATACCCATTAGTGTTTGGATTACCATAAATATGGTCACTGCCTTGGTTTTAAATTCTTTTAGTTCTTCTATCTCTTCAAACTTAGCTTGCATTTGAGTAGGGGAAGCGACTTCATCCACCTTTTCTTTCCAAGCCTTTAGATCTTGCACGCGATCTTCTCTCGCTTTTAATTCGGTCAATTGCCCCTTTACATCTTGAAGCTCAGACCGAAGACCTTCAATGCCGCCGGCAAGTGTCTCCAGTTGTTGTAATACTAATTTTGAATAGGTCTCCCATCCATTGTTTATGTTAGACATCGTGCGCCTCCTACGCCTTTAATTAGTTTTAAATTAACAACTGATCTGTTCTAATTTATAGCCGTCATCAATTTTAATTACTTTATTGACGACAAGCACGAAATCTTCTGGTTTAATCTCGGCTAATTGTTCATTATTGCATATCTTGTTTAACACATCATCAATATTCTTTTGCGAATCTTCGTAATATTCAATGCGATTGATGTTGGATTTTCCACTATTCATAATCTTTTGTGAAATCATGTGAGCGATGACGTCTCCCTTGGATTCTCCCTGTGTTGCAATCGGTCGCACTCTTGACGAGTCGATTCCGATCTCATCTAGATAATCTAAGATAGGACCAAGAGATTGTCCCCGTCGAGCAGTCATAATGTACGTCTTTGAATTCTCGGAGAACTCACGAAGCTCATCGGTGACTATCACAATCTCATCGGGGTCCTTCACAATCGAGAAATCACTTAAATCAATTTCATATCCCAATTCCATCAATTTGTCGACTGCATCAAATGCCTCAATGCCCTCTTTTGCCGCTGCGGCATTCATATACTCCTCAAATTCCTGTTGGTTGCCTAGAATCGCTTCGGAACCATCAGGGGCTTTAACGCGTGTTTCTGACCTCGTGTGGGCTATTGTTTCATCGAAGTCGAAGATACGAAGGGTTGTGATGGGCTCATGCTCTTCATTTATGAACTTTCGCCAATTTTCAAGTAGGAGTTTCATCGAGGATCTCCAAACATAATTTTCAATTCACCCGGATTTCCACCGACTGAGCGACGATACCACCCCTTATACTCGGGATACAAACCATCTGGATGATCTCCTAGCCATTCAAATTCTTTAGTGGGACCCAACACCCTCGCGAGCACCTCGGGGTCGCCGACGTACGGCACACCGGCATTAATCATGATGTCAGCTATGCGCTTAGACATTTCGGCGTAATAGCCGGGACTTGATAACAATTCCAGTGTTTTTTCAATATAGTGTCGCTTGCTTTGACGTTGTCCGTCATGTCCTGCGCCAGTCATCTTTATGCCGGCGGGTGTGTTCTTGCCAATTCTTAACGCGTCAGGTTCGGGATCTTCGTCCCAATCGATTGCTATCCAATCATCATGGTCCGCCGGCAAATCTCCGGAGTTATTAAAATCAAAATGTCCCCCTATAGGCGCGTACGCTGTGTTAATAAGATCGTACAACTCGTCTGACAGATCTACGTTTAGAGGATCTTGAGACGATTTAATGTCTTCTGGGCTAACATCCGACCATTGATTCTTGGGAATGTCGAAATCTTCCCACTTTTTCTCGTTTAAAAACTTTCGCCAATTTTCAAGTAGGAGTTTCATATTAGCTAAATAGTCCGAGATCGGTGATCACGAAGTCCTTTGTCCCGGGACGAACCATCACATTTCCCGAGTGAACATCTTTCGGTTGCCATTTCTGATCATCATGGAAATATCTCATCGCAGCCATCAGATTCCGCGCCTCGGGGAATAGCTTTTCTATGCTTTCTGGGGAACGACCTGCGTGTGAAACGGCGCCGTGTCCTTGATGTACGGGAACTATCTGCTTGTCAAAAGCTTCGTCCAATGAAAGTCGAAGTGAATCTCTAAAGGAAACTGGCAAAGATTCATAGAACCCATCTCCTTGATGGAGATATTCCATAGATTCTTGAACAATTAGATCAGCAAGAGCATCAACAGTCTTCCAACCCCAGTCGGTGTCTGTGTCATCCATGATTTTCTTTATAACTTTATTTGGAACATTGTGCAGAATATTCTCCTTCACGTCCTCATCTCCTTGCGCTAAAATAAGATCTCCGTAGAGGGCAGTTAAGATAATGTCGTAAGTAGCTTGGGGGTCTTTTAATATTCTAACATACTTTTCATATCGATCCAAGGAAAAATCCTTTGCATTCAATCGAAATAAGTCAGTTTTCACTCTATCTGGGATATCTTGGAGAACCTCCATAAAGATATAATAGTCTTTATCTCCCTTAACCACTTCATATACATCGGGCAAATACTTGGCATATTTTTCAGGCATCGATGCCTTGTTTTCCATCGCAAATCGATAGTTTCTGGCTTCCTGCTCAGAAGTTGCCGGACCACCGTAGAGGCGATCAGTTACAACCTTCAGCGCATTGCGTTCGCCGGTTTCTTTGTTCTCGACCAAAAATACTTCGCCCATTTGACCTTCGCCAAGTTTTTTAACATAGTGAAAGCCGAGCTTGTTAGCAGTCTCTTTGACCCTCGTCATAAACTCGTCTTTACGAGCTTTTGGGCTCCCAGCATCGAAAGCAGTGGCAGCGTTCTTAAGATCGAATGAAGCCTCTTCCTTGACAAACTTGCGCCAGTTTTCAAATAGGAGTTTCATTTTATCTCATCTACTGATTTGTCCATTTCATCATCAAAGTCGGTGCGCAGCTTGATCATGGAGTTGAATTGTGCTCTTTTCCTATCCAAAATGAGCGTTCCTTGGGGTCGCACAAGTTCGCCGGCAACTTCAACGCCTTCGAAATCGATTTCAGTTCGCTCTTTGTAAATGACTTTCGGCTCTTCTTCCTTGGTATCATCAGCGAGAGCAATACCAGAGAGCAAAAACAAGAATAAATACTTCATTTTAATCGCCTCCGTAAGTGATCCAAAGCTCGATTTCTTCTTCGTATGCCGATAGCTCGTCGCCCTCAAGCTTACTAAGTGCTAGATCCAAATAATTCATATTTATAAGTAGTATAAATTATAGTAACCCGCTCACCCAAATATCAATCGCCTGTTCGCTCCAGCCGCTAATACCATGTTTTAAAACCATATTGCGATCTATCACTACCAATGTTGGCCAGCCGGCGATAGGATAGCCTGTGTTAGCAGACATGTCAATAAGGCTCCTATCTGCGCCCAAAACGGGCACCTTTATGCCATGCGTGGCAACCCACCGCTGAAGATCAGCTAAATCGGGTGGATTCCCGGTTTCGTTTTCAATTAACACTGTGAGCCATACCACATTTTCTTCGCCATATTTGGCTACAAGTTGATCGCCCTCAGTCGCGATATTCACACAGACTGCACACCACATGGTTGAGAAATCAACGACAATAACTTTACCATAAAAGTCATATAGTTCCACTTCTTTGCCATTTTGGTCCGTAAGAACAAAGTTGCATGGGTTTTCATCAATGTTGTGACCACACTCATCCCAAGTGACCCAGCTTCGGTCTTCTTCTATTGGTGCCGTATCTTGTTCTGTAATTAATACTGGCGTGGGATCACAAGACAAAACCGCCAACGCTAAAAATAAAAATTTGTTCATTCATACTCCTCCGCATATCCTTCAAACAACAATAAGTTATTAATATGAATTTCTCCATACTCTCCTATAAGTAGTGTGCCAAGGCACCTTCCATACTTGCCTACTCCGTGAGATATCAATATAAATTCGCCATTTACGCCCTCTAGAAGCCCCTGTAAGCGCTCTTTGGCGGCGAGACCAAGGGCTTTCTCCTCTAAATTTTTTGTACGACTCTCAGGCGCGTTAATGCCCCACAAACGCACTCTTTTTTTAATCCACGTGTTGAAACCCAAATCTATCATAGCGTCAATTGTGTCTCCATCAATGACACGGATAAGAGTTGCTCTATACTCATATCTCACGGTTTACGCAAGCCTTGAGAGTTTAATCCACTTAGTGACCACGAACCGTTCATAATGTGACCAGTCTTTGAGTTATCTCTCCATCCAAAAGCATGCCCCATCTCGTGCTCCAAAACTCTCGCGGCATTTCCCCAACCACTAACGATTTCTATTTTGGCGCGGATGGCGAGATTGGACTCCGTATAATGCCACGTGCGCGTGGTTCCTAGATGTTTTCCAAACTGAAACCCTTGACTTGGGATATCTATTAAAATTTGATTAAGCGGAGGCATTCCTGTTGCGCATGCGTAGTCGTCGCGCTTGGCTTTGCGGATGTCGCCAAATTTGTAACCGAGTCTCTCCCAGAATTTTGTGGCGCGCCGTACGGTGTCCATCTCAACATCAGATCCGCTGCAGACTACAATATTAGGCGGGATAGCCCACTCTAAAGGTGGACGTACTGCCGCGGCACTCTTGTTGGATACCAATATTACTTCCCGCGATTCAGGAGAAGTGCGTGGTTCTACTCCAGAATATAACAACATCTGAGCTACTAATATAATTCGTGCGCCAAGCACCCACAAAGCCCTCCTTCATGGTTATATTAGTATCTAGTCTCCACCATAGATAGTGTACAGTTCATCATCAGGATTTTCGTCTAAGATAGTTGCAACTAAATGAATTCTCTCTACATCTCCCCCATTCATTGCGGCGTGGTACTGAGTGGTTTTCATATGATATACATCACCCTCCGCCTTCATATGAAAGCATTCATTATTAACCACCATTAGGGCGCCCGGGTTGGTAATAATTGGTATATGAAGCCTGTTCTCGGGATCGCGATGGTAACTTAGGCACGTCCTAGGGCTTAGTTTCAAAATTCTAACTCTTCCAAGCCTAAAGTGTCGCGATAGCACATCATAGACGTTCTTGAAGTAAGAATCCATCAGCAAAGGCTCGAAAACTTTATATGCCCCCTCATCCACAAATTTTTCGACCTGAATCTCCTCATAATCTAGATTTTTAGTCCAGAAAATACCGCGCGGGTCCCCGGGAGAGTCGCCTTTGTGAGTTAAGCTTATACAATTAACTAATTCGCCGCTAAACCCAATTTCGTTAACTGCGCGGTCATATGCCTTCCTTAGTGCCTCAATATCAAAATGGATATTGAGCCTTCTAAAAGTATCATCCATATTAGTTATCCAAATCGTTATCTGTCAGAGCCAAACTCTTCCCAAACACCTCTGACGGATTAACTAGTTTCAACACAGTGCAGTTGTCCTCTTTGTCGTAAAATAGCCCGATAATGTCTTTTTTTGATACACTGAGAAGGTCTTCGTCAGGCATACGCAATTCTCCGCCGCTTCTCTTAACAACGGCAGCTAACATCGTAAAAAGCCAGTCCGAGTCTTCAAGAAGTTTCTTTTTAGCCATAATTTATAAACTGCTTCCAAGTTTTAACAAGATTCTCACTCAAGTTTGCAGTAGCTGCGGACTCTTCTTCCGGCCACACTCCCGAACCCATATTATTTTTGAGTGTAGCCAAGGTCTTATTGAACACTACCGTAAGATTGTCTTCATCGTCCATAGAACCCTCTACAAGCTCTCTAAAAAGTTGAGCCATGATATCAGGTTCGTCCGCATTAATCGAGAAGATAGCGGTAACACGCGCATCTCCGCCGGAGTCTACTGTTTGGGTGCTCATTTGTAGATAATACTCTGTTTCAACTTCTTTTCTTGGTAATTCTAATAAATTTCTGCGTAAAGCAATCTTGTAATCGCGAGAATCCAAAAGCTTAAATAATACACGGATATCCATTCCCCACTCTTCGGGGTCATAATCAAATGAGTATCTTGCGGTGGACTCATATGACTCACTATACTCGCCGTCTGTTTCGAGATCCCATTCATAAGATGCGAGATCGCGATCCTCAATTTCCATAGCTAACTTAAGGTATTCTCCACCTTCCATCCAGCCTTCGCGCTTTAAAAATTCCTCGATGGTCGCCTTGAAACCATCGCGTTTATCATCCATTTTGGTATCAAGTGCAGCACAAAGATCTCGAAGGTTGTCTGGATCATAGACATAGTCACCTGTTCCATACACTTCTGGGTGTTCTAGATTGAGGGCGCACCCGATCCTCACGTTTTTTCTGTCATAGTTGTTGATAAATCCACTACTTGAATCAAAAATATCGCCCCATATATCATTTATACTATCAAAAACATACGTTCCGGTGGGATAAGAGTTGGGTAACTTGGAGAACTCATCTAAATCCCAACTCCACTGCATCGTTGCACGTACACTTATGTAAAACCCACCTTCATAATCTTCCTGTACTTCTGCGTCTACATGCGTATTGGCATAACGGTTATTCCACTCCTCCATGATCTCTTCGACTTCATTTCTCCATCGTCCTGCGAACCCAGAGAGAGCGTTCGCATCTAAATCATCTTCAGTTTCTTGGTTTTGGTGAACGTTGCCGGTAAAATCAAGCTCCGGGCGCCCAATTAGGCGAGAAAGTAACGCTTTTCTTCCCTCGGCGCCGGCGGTATCTTCATACGAACCACCAAATATCCAAAAACGATCTAAATTAATGGCTTCGCCGTCTTCTCCGTCAATTGGCATTTTTTCAATGGCTTTTTCTTGATTTTCCCGAGCCCACTCAGCTACACGTTCATAAAGCCCTGGAATTGCCGCACCATAGATGCGTCTCTCGGGTACTGCTAGCTCTGTTCCGTCATCCCAGCGTTTGGGATAATATGAACCACCCGCAAGGTCTTGATCGGTATAGTAACGCATTTGGCGCAATCTGGTTCGACTTACGGGCGTTAAATAACCAGAAACTGCATTCCTTGCGTCATCATGAAAGAGTTCGCCTTCTTGAATTTCTTGCTCTGCACTGTCGATATTGCTTGTATTTGTATCGTGAAGCAAGTGTTCTGTCTCCACAACGTATGCAATAGCTCCATGACCCATTGCTTCGGCAACAGCACACTTATAATACTCTTGAGAGCCCCCGCCGCGGCTTGGGGGAGAGTGACAAGAGGTAATTTTCTCAAAATCACTCATTCTCATCACATCGATGGGGTGTCGAGTGATAATAATGGAATATTTGTCATTATCAAGCTTGTTTATCTCTTTTTTGATGTATCCGGCGTTCTTTTTCCAATATTCGCCGTATCTTGTGGCTAATTCTTCCAAATCGTAACCAGCGGGTCCAGCAACGCCCGGATTTGGGATATATAAGCCGATTTGAGTATTTATTCGGTTGTAATCTTCATGTTCTTTTTCATCAAGCGCAACTTTAAGCATTTTTCTCTTAATTTTCCATGGTGCATCTATTTTGCCGGCGCCGCCGAGGGTGTACCCTATCTTATCCATGTGATCATACACTTTTTGATACAAAACATCCCTTTTGGAACTCAAATCAGCCACTTTT